CCAGTGCCAGGGCTGCAACCCAGGCCTCCATCGCAGCCGCAGTGCAGCCTCAGCCGGTCCGCATCGCAGCCGCACCATCTACTAGCCCGCAGCCGCAGTGCAGCCTCAGCCGGTCCGCATCGCCGCCACACCATCTACTAGCCCGCAGCCGGCCCACAGCCTTGCGGAAGCAAGGATCCGGCCGCTAAAACCCGCGGCCGCAGTGTGGTCACGGCCAGTCCGCGCCGCGGCTTGGCCGCTAAAACCCAGTGTGGTCCTGGCCGGCAGGCCGCCGGCCGCGGGCGGCTAAAACCCAGTTGCAGCTTGGCCACAGTCAGTCTGCACCACGGCTGCACTAGTGGTAAAGCAAGGCCGCGGGGAACCAAGCCCCGCGGCCAGCGGCTAAAACCCTGTAGCTGCTCAGTCCTCGAAGTCATAGAACGCCACAACGTCTTCCTCAATCTCCTTGCCGAGGCCACACGCCTCAGAAAGAGTCGCATAGGTGGTGCTTACGTGGTCGCTAGCATCAAGAACGACCTCCTCAGCTTTGTACAGCTCCTTAGCCTTGAGGAGCGCGTCCCACTTGTCGTCTGCAACAACCTCGATGGTGCGCTGCAGGGTTTCAGTGATTTCAACTGTGTAGTTTTTCATGGTGAACCTCCTTAAATATTGGTTGTATGTCTCACCGACAATTATATTATAACGCAAATGGGGCTAATTGTACACCGGAAATTTCATTTCCGCGTGCCGCTGCGCTGGCGGACGTGGTCAAGCCACAGCCGGACTGGGCTATGACCTACTAGTGCGTGTAGCCAATACATAGCCGTAAGGAACCAAGTGCAGCTGCGCGGGCAGCCACGGTCAGCCAAGGCCACGGCCACGCGGCTAAAACCCAGCCTTAGCCTGGCGGCGGCTGGCCGCGGGCGGCTAAAACCTTCAGCTGCAGCACCGCCACAGCCAGTCAGGCCACCGGCCGCGGGCGGCTAAAACCTTCAGCCGCAGTACGGTCACAGCCGGTTCGTACCGAGCTGCAACAGAGGGCAAAGAAATGCGGCCAGGCTCAGCGCCTGGCCGCTGTGGTGAACGGTGGTGGATTTTACTCGGCGTCATAATCACTGGACTCATCCGCATTGCCTGCAGTCAGCCCAAGTATCTTGTTCAGCAGTTCTTTGGCGTCGGCAGCCTTCATCTTGTCGATGTCAACGTCCGTGAGGAGCTGTGCGACTGCAGCCTTGGTCTCGTCAACCTTCACGGTCTTCGTCCGGGTGGTGACTACGCGGCGTTCCTTCAACTGAGCCTCAACCTCAAGCAGCTGCAGCCAGCCCTCAGACGTCTCATCGAAGCCGGCCTTGGACTTCATGATGCTCTTCTTCGACTGCACGTTGCGGATGGCGCGCTTCAGGGCTTCCTGGTCGTTGGCCAGCTGCTCGAGCTCATCGTCCGTGTAGCCGACGTCAGCTCTGCGGCCACCACCTACGGCTGCATTCTTGGTCTTGCCGTACACGTCGCGTATAATCAGCTCAGCGATCGCAGCCGATACCATGCTGCGGAAGTTGTCCTGCGTCATATCCTTGCTCTTGCAACGGCTGCGCTTGGACTGCTGAGACTTCAGCATGCCATCAGCCGTCTTGTCGTCGAGCTCAGCGAAGAACTCGCGGTCCTCATCTGTCACATCGATCGTAATGGTGCTGCGGATGAGCTCATCCAGCAGGTTGTTATCGTGCATGGCAGCGACGACGCTGTTCTCGTCCAGCTCACTGAGCTTGTCCATGAACTCACCAGCGAGGTTGTTCGCGGCGCTCGTCAGTCGAGCGGTACCAGCGAGGCTGCGGCTGTTCTCGGAATTGGTGTTGCTGGAAGCGGTTGCAAAAATGTTGTTGATGTTAGTCATGATAGACTCCTTTCTGCGGCTGTGCCGCGTGCGGCCATTCTCGGCCAAATTTATTTTATTTGCTGAGGCGTTGTCGCTATCAGTAAACTCGCGACTCACTCTCTCAACTATATATATTATATCACAAAATAGTGTAATTGTACACTGGAAATTTTATTTCCATGGCAGGGCTGCCGGTAGCGACCACTCAGTGCGATCCGGCTGTGGCAGCACCACGGCTGCGGAGGCGGTCGCCTCCCGGCCTGGGCCGGCTGTGGCAACGCCGCGCCGCCGGCGGCCTGGGCGCGGCCTGGGCGCGGCCTCAGCTAGTCTGTGGCTGGCTATCTACTAGTGCGTGCAGCCTCCACGTAGCCGTGAGGAACCATGCCTGGGCTGCCGCGGCCAGTGGTTCGCCATGGCCGGACGATGCATTGGCTGGGCGGCTAAAACCCTTGGCGGCCGTACTGCAGCGCCGGCTGGCTGATCTACTAGTGCCTGCAGCCGAGGGTCAGCCGTAAGGAACCGTGCCTGGCAGCGCGGCTACGACCGGACGATGCTACGTGGTACCGCTAAAACCCTCGTGGCCTATACCCAGCGCCGACTGGTTGCGGCTAAAACCCTCAGTCGCAGCACGAGCACGGCCTCGGCCGAACTGCACCGGGCTGCGACCACCTGGCCCGAGGCGCGGTCAGACTCCGGTTGGACGCAGGCCATGCAGTGACGCCGCCATGGATGGACGATGCAATGCGGCGGCTATAAAAGCCAAGCTCGACACTAAGAGGCGCTGCGACGCGTCGCCGATGCACTGAATGCCTTTTCCATGAGGGCACCGCCTGCAGCTATCCATGGAAGTTTGACGCGACGTAGACGCGCTGCACTACAGTTGTAAAAGGTTCAGGTCCTGATTCCATTCTGCGCCGCGGACCTGTTTCCGAAGCAGGCTGGAACCACGCGGCCAGAAATGAAAAATTTTGAGCCGGTAGGACAGGAACTACATGGCTTGTCCTTTTGGACATTGTTCCGTAAGGAAAGAACTGATCAAAATTGAATTTTCAAATGAATATATATATATATATTTAATACTATTAAATTTTTGCCAATTTCAAATTGATTTAATATGTTTGTTCTGTCTGTAGGTTTCTGTCTGTACACTTTGAACTTTTGACATCTCTGTAGAATGTCTCAGGAATTATCTCACAATCTCAATTATCTCACAATCTCAACAATCTCAACAATCTCAACAATCTAACACATTTTTACATGGCTACTCACTCACACATGAATTTTTATTTTTGCGTCTATATATATACTCTTTTTTCGATTTGCGTTAGATTGTTGAGATTGTTGAGATTGTTGAGATAATTAGATAATAAGATTGTTAGATAATAAGATTGCAGCGCGGCGGCGCTGCCAAAAATGACCAAAATGTGTGCGGCGGCGCTGCCAAAAATGACCAAAATGTGTGCGGCGGCGCTGCCAAAAATGACCAAATTGTAGATTTGTCCAATTGTCAAGCCCTCATGGCCCAAATAGACAAATGCAAACAGGAACGCAGGAACAAGACAAACGACACAAGAAGAGTCCAATATCCGAATGCAAAAAGAAACACGGCAACGATCAACGCTGCCGTGTTCACTATATCCGCCGAGGTTTGTGGAGATTGCTTACGCTGACACTCCTCAACCAACGTGCTTGTAGATTATTTGCCGTCGTCCTCCTGGGCGGCTAGAACCTTGCGGAGGTCCATCAACTCCTTGATATACGCGACGGCATCAGCAATCGCGAGCTCAAGCGTCGGCGAGGCTCCGATCTCGGGGTTGAAGTACTCACCAGCAAGCAGAAAGCGCTGGAGCACGTCAACTACACATGCCTCTGGAATGGTAGGGTCACCAGTGATCTGATCTTCGAGCGGCGCGGCGGCTTTGAGCTCAGCCATTGCTTCCATCGCGAGACGATCGCTGATCACATGCTCTACGAAGATTGCCGTGTGACGACCTACATGTGGTTCCTTTCTGCTGTGGCGTCCGCGCATATATTCGCTCTCAGCCTTTGCTATCTGGATAGAGGCCAGGTCCGACGGATGATCCAGGAGATGTTCAGCGAGGTACTCAGTGCCGTACTTCTCAGCCAGACGGTCAAGCTCCTCATCGAGGTTCCGCGGTGCAGGGTACATGTCGAGCTTGACGTTCATATGCAGGGTTCCGACTGTCCCTTCGTTCTCGAGCAGCAGGCCACATGCCTTGAGTCCCCGCAGGAGCGTGTCGGTCATCTTCTCCGGCTTACGCATGGTCTCAACAACCTCGCTGAACTGCTTTGTAGAAAACATGCCACATAGTACTTTGCTGAGTCGCTGCACATCAGCAGTCTGTACCTTATTGGTCTCCTCGACAGTGGCCTTGGCAGCCGTATCCTTGACGTGTTTAGAAATGTCCTTCATCTTATTCATCCTCCTCTTCAGTGCTTGTCTCAGCAGCATTCATGTGCTGAATATTCGCGCGCTCCTGCTCCTGCTCCTGCTCAAGTGCTGCGCGCTCCTGCTCCTGCTCCTGCTCCTGCTCCTGCTCCTGCTCCTGCTCCTGCTCCTGCTCAAGCGCTGCGCGCTCCTGCTCCCAGCACCGCTTGAACTCAGGACTCTTCATGAGGTCGAACTCCAGTGGATTGTCATCGTAACTGTAGCTCTCGAACGAGAAATTGCTGAAGTCGATCCTGTGAACATTTGCCTCCACCATTGAGCGAATGAAGTCAGCGGACTGGTTTGCCAGGCGTGCGACGAAGCGGTTGAGTATCTGGTCCATCACGTACGCAGGCAGAACGAGCGTTCCGTTCGGCTCGACACGCAGCTTGTTGTAATCTGTGGCCTCACGCTTCTCCAAGTGTACCGTAGCGATAGTGTCTTCAACGATCGAGTCAAGCATACGAGCCTTGTCATAAAGCTCATTGTAGGTGGACAGGTTAAGCATCACGCACTCATCCATTGTTAAAGTATTTTTCATGTTAGTTCCTCCTTATTATTTGACACAAATTTAAGCTGGCCGAAGAAGATATACAGGGCCTTAATCGGCCAGCATATTCACAGCGAAAGCAGACGAATTACTTGTCTTCGTCTGGATCTTCGAACATCTTGTCCCAGCAATCCTGGCAGATGCCGGTCTTGATGGCTTCCCTCTCTGTGGGCGTCAGGCTTGGAAAGGCATCCTGCAGAAGTGCACCATTCCTATAGGCTTCCAGACTCACGGGGTGGACCTTGATGGTCTGCTGCTTCCCACAGATTGGACAGGTAGCAGTGTAGTCGACCAGGTCCTGGTCAAACAGCTTTTTGAACATTGTTAGTCCTCCTTATCATCAGCGTAGTACTCATCCTCATAGGCATCGAACCTTGCGAGGATTTCGTCAAGAATGTACTTGTAGGTATTGTCGTACACTGGCATCATTGTCTTTTGGTCAATCTCTTTGATTGGACGAAACTTCTCACGGAGTAATTCATATATAGTGTCCTGATAGTACTCAGGCTCACGCTTAAGCTTGTTGGTGCGCCACATCTGCAGCTCAGCAGGAATGAACTCTTCATCAGTTGCGGGGCTCAGCGGCGAAGTCTTAGGTGAATGCTCAGCTTCTGCCGCAAGGTCTTCTTCCTGCTTATTGTACAGAGCAATCATGTCGTCCAGTTTGTCTGCCAAGCTGTTGTTCCTCTCCTGCAACCTCGGAGGCTGCAATCCCGCGGCGCGCTGCACCTTGTACAGAAGATGAATCTTCTCAAGCTCTTCGGCCTCACTATCACTAATTGTACTGTAGTTGGACTTCTTTCTCAGATACTTCTCGCGAGTGTTGACCTTTTCACATGACAGGCACGTATTGTACGTGCCTGTCCTGTTTCCATAGTACGTGCGAAACGCATCCAACGGTTTCATCTTGCCACATTGCTTACAAACCTTTGTTTTTATCATCGTTCTGTCCTCCATCAAAAATTGAACATCATGTTACCAAAGCGGTCCTCAACATAACCACCAGCACCACGTGCGAATACAACGTGCATCGGCTGAATGTTGCCAAGTCCAGCGATTCTGAATATCGCAAACCTTACCGGCTTTTCAGACTTTGCAATGTCACTGAGAAGCTTCTTAACATCAGCCTCAGGCCCAATTGTGTAGTTAGATTTAGTTTGTATTAAGTAATTCATGATAATCCTCCTTACCAGTTATATTCAGAATCGCTAAAGAACTCTTCTGGTTCCTGCCAGCGCATCCTGTCATGATAGATCTCGCAGCAAATACAATCTTCACCACCGCAGTTGCTGCACGCATTAGCGTCTTCACGCTCGATCTCTGCAAGCCTTTCAGCGAGTTGGCGCTGCGCTGCTGTCAGCACCATGAAGCTTCCACCATTTGCAAATCCAGTCATATGAATCTTGAACCTCCTTATATCAAGCCGGCGTATATGCCGTCCTCGATCATCACGATGAGCCCGTCAAAATCCTCACTGGGCCCCAGCAGTTCAGCAACCGCAAACACTGCATCTTTGTCGACACCATAGTCATCGGCGATACTCTCCAAGTAGTCCTTGCGTGTTGCATAGCCCTTCTCATTGTAGATGTTACGCTCAAAGTACTTCGTGTCATCGAACTCAGTTTGCTCTTCAACAAGCTTGCCATATTCATTATTGTATCGTGCCATTTTTACCAACCTCCTTTCGCAACAAGATCATGCGCCATTTTTAGTGCTAGTTCAGCAGGGTAGCCATCATTCATTAGTTGTTTGGTGGCCTTCTGCATTTGGTCAGCTGCAGCCTTTATAATGTCCTTCGGGTTGACATTTGGCTTTGTGTCAACTGCATTGACCACGTGCGCCTTCGGCTTGAACAAGCCTTTCGTTACGCCGAGGCAATCCTTGCACTTATCAACAGTGCCATCAGCATGCACATTGAGCTTCTTATCATGAAGCGCACAATAGCAGGTACCACGCTGCTTCACGCAGAATCTACATGTCCTGTTTCCTGTAGTTAATCCGCCATGCAGCATCTCATTGCAGAACTCCCAGGCTGGGCACTGATACGTCACCTCAGCTTTCATTATCTTGAGTGTTGCCATATTACCTGACCCCCTTCCATGAGCTTGTCGAAGTCAATAGGTGCCATATGGTCCGGAACTTCGAACTTGTGACGCATGTCCCAAGCATAACGCATGGCCATCTCAGCATACACAAGCCTTGCCAAGCTCGGAAGGTAGATCTTGCGATAGGTGCTCGGGTTGATGCACAGAATGCCCTGATCGATCATGCGGTTGACCTGCTTAATCATCTTCCTGCAGGCAGATGTTGTAGGAACAACGCTGCACTCAAGCTCTTCGTACATCTCCATGATCTTCTCGTCTGGTGCCTTTGCCAGCAGCTGCTGGACAGTCATAGTTTTCTTAGCCATTGTAGATGTCCTCCTTATCTCTGATGCCGATAGACTCTGTATCGACTTCTTCGCACATTCTGTCGACCCAAGCATCCAGGTCTTGCTTCATCTGCTCATGCAATGCTTTAGTCTTCCATTCACGAGCACACTCAGTGCTACAGAACAATTGACCTTCAGCTGCGATCACGCTGTTATACTTGAACAGTGCACTCTTGCAGATCGGACACACGGTGTCATGATTCTCAGGCTTTGCATTCAGCCAGCGAACTGCAATGCGCATCGGCATCGACTCACGTACAAGTTCCTTGCCGATGAAGCCCACGTACTCAGGCGCCGGGCCGCTTGCATCTACACACATGATACGATGGTTGTTATCGAAGTTGGTCATCATTGAACCAGGGGTAACTTTGCTTTTGAACATATTCAGCACACTCCTTCCTCATTGCACGCTGCAACCAGCAGTGCAAGCTCATCATGGGTTAACGTAATGCCTTTGCCCATCTTGGTGTGGTCCTCAGACCAGTCACGAATATCGTACTTGGGCTCGCGGCCATTCCAGCTGACCTCGTTGAGCTCCTTGCGCCATCCCTTGGCATTCGGCTCACTCAGGTCTGCGATGTGATTGGTGATCTCGAAGTTAATATCAGCCATTTTATTTCCTCCTTGCGTTCTTGATTCTTGTTGCCTTGTAGCAATCCTTGCAGTCTCTGCGATACTTGATGTTGCCGTCTTTGTCCACGCCATCCTTGTAGAACTCGCTCACCGGCTTGAGCTCGCCGCACGTGCCACATACACGATGCGAGTCCGTGTCACGGTTTGAGAGAAAAAGCTTTTCAATGTCCATAAGCATTCATCTCCTCCAATTCTTTCTCGATCTTGTCTTCATAGGCGCTGATCGCACTCTGCTGAGCCTCATACTCAGCATACATTGTATCATACATTTCATCAGGCATCCGTGTCACCTCCTTACACATCAAGTGCCATGTGATGAACGTAACTTATCATTCCGTTCGGGTTGCGATGCCAGTCGATACTCACTGTGAATAATTGTCCGCTGCAGTCCCACTGTGCTGGCCAGTTGACGTGCTTCCATTGCTCATCGAAGTATTCCTGGATTTCCTCATCAGTGTAATCTTCAGGATCAACCCAGCCATACTCAGTAACAGACTCGCCGTCTTCAGAGTAGTGGACTCTCGGCTCATACATCAGAGAAACGATCGGTTTGCTCGGCTTCTGCTTCATCAGCTTCTTCAGGAGCTTCTTGGTCTTCTTATCAATTATTGCGTTCCCTAAACTCTGATGAATGATAGTCATTTTAACGCTGCCTTGTTTCATATGTTATGCCTCCTTAATCTTGGTTTGTGAGGAGCTGTAACCTGTTCATTCGCTGCCTCTCACTCCTTATATTATATCACAAAAACTTGCGGTTGTACACCGGAAATTTTTATGCTGAAGATAGGCTACGGTGGAGGTCCCTATATATAATAATGTAAGCAGCTGGCACTTAGCCAAGAAATTTCCAGGTACCAGCTGCCCAAGGCAGAGCCAATTAGTTATTCATCCAACACATCTGCCACATAATCAGGCCGAATATGTGGCATGTTTTCAAGTGCCCAGATCCGCTCAGTCCAGCAGTCAGGCCCAGGTTTTCTTGCAGCCTCAGTAACCATCTGTGCTGCTGCATCTACACTGTCTGCATGGTACACAATATGTGCCTCAATCAGGACCGGCGGAACAACAGCTCCGTGTTCATGCGTTCCATGGTGGCTGAGTATAATGTGTGTCAGCCAGTCAACAATCTCGGACTCTTTGTAGTTCTTTGCAGCCTCCTGAACGATTCGTGCGCCGATGTACAGATGCTCAAACATACGTCCAGTGTACGTCATATCTACAACGACACCATTTATCGAGTATGTGAACAGCTTGCCAATATCATGCAGCAAGCCGCCGGCAGTGGCAAGATCAACATTTGCCCACGGTATCTGCTCAGCCATAGCCTTAGCGATCCGTGCGACGCTCAGCGAGTGGACAAGCGTACCACCCATGAAGGCATGGTGAATAGTCTTCGCGCCAGGGATGCGCAGCCACAGGTCACGATAGGTATCAAGGCAATCCAAGCAGATACCGCGCAGTGTATCATCCTTGATGTCTGCCGCGAGTGCATAGGCATCCTTGTATGTCAGCTCAAGATCAACGTTGGCCTTTGGCATGAACTCTGCCAGGCTCAGCGTCGTGTTGGAACGCAGGGCACTCACGGTGAGCTGCTTAGTGCCAGCATACTCAGTCACTTGATAATCAACGTCCAGGATCGCGTTGATGGCAGGCATGTTGCGGCCACCCCAATCCCAATAGTTCGCGGTTATCTTGTCAACGCCGTCAAAGAACTCAAGGTTGAGGTAGTCATTGCCTCTCTTCGTCTTTCTGGCGGATACGGCAGTAACTACAAGGCACGTTGTACCCTTAGTTCCGACGGTCATTTCAGCTATCTTGATCACTATAAAACCCTCCTACTTTTTGTTAATGTCGAAAACTGAACCGTCGTACACATTAAAGTTCAGATAATCGAAGTTGTCAGGGGCTTTGAAACCAATATCCTCAGGCTCAACCTTCTCGCCCCAAGAAGGATTGCCATACTCAACACCTGCAGTGATCTTGACGCGGAAGCTTTCAAAGTCACTAAGCAACCACCTAAGAGTCGGTGCAAGGTACTCTTCGTCTTCCGCCATCTGAATAACGATCTCATCATGCACAACGTTAATCAGATGAGTCTTGTAGTTATTGGCCCTCAAGAACTTGTAGATATTAACCATCTTATGCTTGATGTAATCTGCAGCACATCCCTGGATCAAAGCGTTAGGCGCTTTGTAGCAGTCATTAGTGTCCAAGCGACGCCGGCGCCCATAGAAATTCTTTATAAAACCCCTGACTTTGATGACCTCATAGACAGTGTTTATAAAAGTCCTGGCCTCCGGCATCTGTGCAAAGTACCGCTGCTTGATCTCGGTAGCTTCACTTACTGAAATCTTAAGATCATTTGCGAGTGCTTGATTGCCCATACCATAGATAAGAGCGAAGTTCAGTGTTTTTGCACGTGATCTGAGTGCTGTTGCCTCGTCGTCACCTTCATGAACTTTCTTGACAAGTGTTGCCAGATCTTTATTAAACAGAGTGGCAGCAGTGGCAGCATGGACATCATACCCATTATTGATTTGCTCGATGAGCCCAGGAATTTTTGCGTAGTGAGAGAAGAGTCTATACTCAACCTGATCAAGGTCCATGAACCAGAGTTTGTACCCCTGATCAGGTATGAACATCTTTCTGATACTCTTATTTCGTTTTGGTAATGTCTGCAAAGCCGGTTTCGTAATAGACATACGACCCGTCGTTGCTTCTGTTTGGTTGATTGAGCCATGCGCTTTATTATCCTCATCCACTTGATCGTAGATGCCAACAGCATACGTTGTTAAAAGCTTCTCACACTGCCGGAACTCCAAAATCTTTTTGACAATAGAAACGTCGTGTACTTCTGCAAGATTCTGAAGTACATCCTTGTTAAGCTGCGGGTTACCCTTTGCAGTAACAGGAATAATACTTGGACTAACATTAAGACGCATTAAAACGTCATAGAGTTGCTTTGTGCTGTTAATGTTGAACAGGCCGCCTGCCTCGGCATAAATTGCAGCCTCAGCATCCTCAGTTTGTTTTGTGAGTTCATCTACAAGGCCTGTATGATAGTCCGGATTAGTACGCATGCCGTAACGTTCCATTGCATACAGAACAACTGTGAGCTCGCATTCATTGTCATAAAGAGCAACAAGATCATCAGCAACAATCTTGGGGTATTCGTTCATGAACACCTGACAGCAGTTCCATGTATCAGCACATGTATACTGTGTCATCAATTCACGTGGAATGTCACGGTAGTCTGTGACATGATACATCTGCTTGTAGGTATCAACCATAAACTCAAATTTGGTAACACCAGTCTTGAGATGCCCAGCTAAGTCGCGAAGTTGGAATGAGCTCCTGTTCTCATTGGCTAGCTTTGCAAGAACCACAGTATCGTGGAGACGTCCTACAATCCGCATTCCGGCATTAGCAAGCTGATGCATATCAAACTTGACGTTGTGCGCAACCTTCTCTATGGTCGGATCTTCGAAGAGAGGTGCTAGCTGCTGCAGCTTCGTAAAACCCGTCTCATAGCTATCATACAGCACGTAGCTATTTATTCCATCACACAGTGATATGCAGAATGGATAGTCCTGCGGTGTTGCTTTCTTGCCAGTGCCAACCCAGCGCCTTACAACGTTGCTAGGCACGTCATGACTACTCTTGAAATATGGGTGTGTCTCTGTGTCGAAGAACAGAAGGCGGTGGCCCTCAAATTCCAGAGGCTTAAACATATCAAGGATCTGCTGTGGGTCGTCGATCTCAAGAAAGTTTTTGACTTTGTGATCCTTTGCGAATGTCTTAGGATCATAACTCATCCCGTTGCCCTTCTGAATTAGCGGTGCATGTTTTGCTTGAATTACTGCTGGCATTAAAAATTCTCCTTTCATTTGTTTCGTCACTTCACTAACTATATCTTTGTCGTTTAACTGCGTAACCCTCTGGAATAATTGGCTTAACAAAATCGCAGAGTTTGTCGTAGCAACTATCACACAAATCTACAGACTTACCACCAAGGTAACCAAAGTCCATACGTATTGTTACTACATCAGTACATATAGGATACTCATAAAGCTTTCCACAAATATCACATTTCTTTGCACTAGCCACTATTATGCTCCTTTCTCATGCACCAACTTGTAGCTATAGCGGATATAATTTTTATTGAATGCTTTTGTCGGGATACGCTCGACGATGCCCTGATCTACAAGATCCATTAAAGCGTAGCGAGCACGGGACTGGTTCATCCCTGCCCAGCTTGCGAGATCGGCTACAGAGACGACCTTTCCCTCAAGCATCTCTACAGCCTTAAGGATCTTTTTCTGTTCCTCATAGGTTGTTTTAACGATTATTGCTGCCATTGCTTTAATTCCTTTCTCATATATCACCCGCATTTAGTCCGTGATTAAGGTGTTGATTCTTATACTCAAATTATATCACGGACTTACTGCGGGTAATTTTATGCTTGCTGCGAGTTATCTGGGGCCATTGCCTCTAAAAGTATAGGCTCCAAATATGTGACAATCTTTGCAAGCTTTTTCTTGTTATATTTTCTCTTTGCGGTTATTGCCCTACTGCCTATATATGCTGTATTCATGAACCTGAATGGGTTCTTATCTTTCGGTTTAACAATGCATGTTTCACAGATAGGCACCATATTCCAGTTGCAATATCTGCCTCCCTGATCTACAAGAAGGAACATGCCACGATGTACAAATTTCTTGTCTTGACAGAATGCGCACTTACCGTCAAAGTACTTTACTACTTTATCCCACTCTTCTTCAGTAAGAGTATGATAATCTTTAGGTACGGCAGCGATGCGCTCCTGCCATACCTCGAGCTGAGCCTCTGCCCTGATTAGCTCCCGCTTTTCATAACGCGTAACACCATCCAAGGCAGCCTTGTTAGAGTGCAATGCACGGCGTTTCTGCACCTTGCAGTTCTGACACTCAGCTCTCTTATAGCATTCAGCAGTTGGAATGTCTAGTCCGCATTTAGAACATATGTTCAATTGTATACCTCACTACTGGGATAAGATGGGGCATCCTGAAAAGCTCTTCATAGTTGTCACATACCTGATTGAACTGTTCCCTGGATGTCATGTAATCCTCGCCGCGGTGTGTAGCTCTGGTCCAAAGAGCCGTCTTTGAGTCCGTGCAATAGATAATCATTGCACCTTTATTTGCAGCCATACGCTCGAGTTCATACATTTGTGGATAAGTGATTGTTGCTGCACCGCGCATCACAGGGCCGTAGGCCATGTCGGAATACCAGCAGCGATCGATAATTGCATTGCCCGTACTCTTCAGCAGATCCTGGTACATGATTAACATCCGAGCTTTTTCTTCTTCGTCCCTCGGATAGCTGAAGTGTGTGATCTTGATCCTCGTCATTGCCGACAGCTTCTCAGCCAGAGTAGTCTTGCCGCCACCATCAGGACCTTCAAGAATATAGATCATATAAACCTCCTGTAGATTGGCGGGCCCGCAATGAAGTGAACCCGCCTTATAATTGTTACTTACTCAGCAGTGGCCAGCGATCTTCAATAATGCGCCGCGGAATGTTACCTGACGAAATGTCAATGTATCCAAGTGGATTACCACAATTGAAGCTGCCCTCCTTGCACTGACCATACAAGCAGTTAGGACCAGCCATATTGAACATTTCATTGCCATATGGCGTTTTAAGAAGTTCTTCCCAAATGCGCAGTGTAACATACTGTGTCTCAACAGTGTTGCGATTGCATCCGCGAAGCATGATGAAGTAGGACCATGCTTGATGATTAGCTTGCATAATTAGAATATTACGCAGACCTTGTGGCGCTGCATAGCCAGCAGTATCATTGTCAACTTTCTTTGCAATCACTGCATAGTCAGCCATAGAAGCTTCACAAGACTTGAGGTAAAGATCTACAAGACCTTTCTTACCATCTGCTTCAGCTTTCAGCAGGTTGTATGGTACAACAAACTGTGCCTTACCGCTGTAGTCACTGTACTGTAGTGATGCAGATACATAGTTGAACCCAACTTGGTGAGTTCTTGCCTGAGCCAGGAAGCGGCGTGATGCTCCAACAATTGCAACAGTGATAGGAGTGAATCTTTTGATTGACCCATGAGGGAGTGCAGCAACGCGTGCTACGCTCTCACTCTTAGGCTTTGCTGACTTAGCAAGAAGTTCTTTGAGTTCGTCCATACATGTGATACTATGGCCGCGCTGAGTAAGCTTAGCCAAAAACATCATAAGCTGTGCAGGATCATCATGGTGATCCAGAACAGCAACCTCAATCTTCTTCATCAGTTGTTGCCCTCCATATCAATGAAGGCACGCAGGGCGTCACGGACCTCCTGGGCCTGCTCAGTAGGCATCTTCGACAGCTGATCCGTGTAGGCGAAGCTGATCATCTGGATAGCCTGGCCGAGTGTTACGGCATCAGCATTGTAGAAGAGCTGTGCCTCACACTCACTGTTATTTGTGATGGCAACAAAGTCATCACTGACTATACGGTTGCCATCCTCCAGGATGATCTCGATGCGCTCAGGCTTTGCCATCTCAATGTTGCTTACGTTCTTTGTCTTTTCCATGTGTAGTTCCTCCTTAAGAATGTGTAGGATAATTTGTACTAGCGACATTATTTGTACCCCGTGGACCCAAATCCTGCAGTGCCGCGTTGCTTAATATCGTAATCAATAAACTCAGCGAGAATAATGGGAGTGATTACGAGCTGCCCAATTCTCATACCGACCTCAACCTTAAAAGGCTGGTCTGTCAGGTTGCTTGTGATAGCATGTACCTCACCGCGGTAGCCACTATCTACAGGTGGCATTTCTGTCACAATGCCTTTGGATGCCATACCCGTTCTTGGATAGATGTTGCCCTGCAAGCCATCGGGAAGCTCCAGGCCAAAACCAAGCGGGATCTTGACGGTGCTGTGTGGCTGGATTACAACTTCTTCAGCTGCGTACACATCAGCACCAGCATCATTTTCATGAGCACGGTATGGAGCTTTGAACTCCACACCGTTATGCTCAAACTTAATAAGCTTGATCTTCATGTTTCCTCCTACTCTTTCATTGCCTTGACTGTCATAGCTCTGTAGTTGATGGTCTTAAGGCAGTCAAGATAAACCTGCGGATACCTGGTCTTAAGCGCCTCAGAGTCAATACGCTTCTGGGAGCGCGGCGACCATTTGACGGTATAGTCTGCGCAGTACGCAATCTCGTTGTCCTTCATGCGGTCTTTGATACGATTCTGCGCTTCCTCCATGATGGCCTCAAGTTCCTTGATCTTTTTCTTGCAGTCAAACACTGTCTTTGCAAGCTCATTGAAGCCATCATCTGTGAAGGAAATCTCAGAGCTCTTGACAACCTTATTGTAAAGGCCGTTTACAAACTCTGTATCTGTCTGCTGCATCTCAGGCTCTTTGAGCTGCATAACATTGACTTCCCAAAACTCCTTTGCCTTGGGAATCAGAATGTCATTGATCAGCTCATCATTGCGCATCACCTCGTAGGTGTAGAACTTGTTACCACCAACAAGGCACGCAAAGGCGCCCCACTTAAGGCCAGTCACAAACAAGTACCAGTTGAGCTGATACAGATAGGTGGTCAGAATCTCTCCTTCCGCCCATTCTTCGTTCATGTACTCGCTTGTAGTTTTACACTCGAGGATACCGACAGGCTTGCCCTCGCTATCTACAATGAACCTGTCAACATTTGCCAAGGCCCAGGGATATTCCAAATGCTGGAATGTGGCCTCGTAGTTAACAAGGTGCAGATCAGGGTGTGCTCCATCCTCGCACAAAACGCGACGTGCATATTCATCAGCCACGATGGGCTCAAGCATATGACCAAAGTGCATACGCTCAGAAGATGCATCATCCGGCTTGATGCTGTCAGGATACTGGCCCGTTTTCCTGAGATAAATCTGGCGAGCAGATGTGAATACACTGACGCCACAAATCGGGCCGATGTCAGAGCCGCCGATACCGCGGCTACGTGCCGCTAGCCAACCAGCTTCGTCTTCCTGCTGTGACACAGTCGAAAAGACTTTGCAGGTTGTCAAGTACTTTGAAAGATCCATATTGTCCCTCCTATACAATGATTGCAAATTTCATTCTTGATTTCGTTAAGGTATTCCCTCAACGCTTATGGTGTTCTAAAACCATGAACCATTAGAAGTCTGCACCTCCATAATATTTCTTCTTAGCCTCATCAGTTTCCTGCTTTGATGCAGGCTTTTGAGTGAGGTTCTCCAACAGTTCAGTGCCAAGTGGCAATCTACGGTAGTCGCCGCGTACCTTATCTACAAGATGTTTTGTTGTCATGAATTTCAATAGCACTTTTAAATCATCACGCTGTAGGCCAGTATAGTCCTCAAGTGTTGCTCTGCTGAAGTACGGCAGCTGATATAAAGTCTCTGCCATATCGTTAACATTAGGAACTGGCAGTGCCAGGAACTCAATTCGCAGTTTAGCAATGTTATCATCAGATGTGTCTGTTGTGATGCGATCCTGCTCACTTAACTTGTCATATCCAAAACTTTTAGCACAATATATCTTATTCATAAAGTCAACCACGAATTGTACGTGCTCAGGTTTGACAATGACTTTCTCTCCAGTTTCATCAGACGAATATACGCAGCACGCAGCTGCAATTGCAATTCTTGCGATTTTAAGTCTCTGGTCAGCTGCCTCAACTATAGGCACTTTTGAAGAGTACGTCTGGCCCATGATTGTTGCTTGTTCCAGTATAAGGTTGACTGCCTCTTGTTCAAAAATGATTTGGTCTGCCTTTCTTGACCAGGCCCATAAAACCCTTGCATTGCATGCATCAGATGTATACACATGCTTTACTTTTGGTACTTCTGCCATTGACTTGTTTACTAAATTCGGATCAACATCGCCAGATGCTACACTCATTGCAAGGTCGAGGCGGCGCACGTCTTCTGCTTTACCAAACAACTTCAGCACTGCGTTAACGCCATACGTTTCAGAATTGAGCTGACGACCATTCCTTGGATTGGAAATGTATATAGCTCTTGTTCTGCTGGTAGTCTCTGAAGTGATAACACCAGTCGAACGTGCAATACCACTTGACCTCACGTCTGACATATCAGCCAGATCGTTTTCGCTTAAACCTGATAATTCATCAAGTGCCAGTAGGCCGCCATCATTTAGAGGAAAGGCACCCCAAACCAGAAACCACCGTTTGTTGTTTTGCTGCATATTGTACACAAGACCTGTTCTTCTGGATGACTCGCCAGAGTGCATCTCTCCAAGTCTGTAGTGTCTCATCAGCCTTTCAACTATTGTAGTTTTTGCCTGGCCAGAGTCTCCTATGATTAGTAGCTCACCCCAACCGCGCTTGATATACTGTTCCTGGAAGTAAAACGACAGCACAGTATGATAGATAAGATCTACAGCAAATGCTACGTCGCGGCGCTCCCAGATGTATGTTACGTTCCTTTCCAGATCCTGATGTATCTCATTAAACTTGTCTGCAACACTCTGACCTGGCTTGCATCTAAACAACTCAAGTAATTCACGAGTCTCCTCATTCAGCTCAAAGTCGCTTATCAAATCCTTTTCAGGATAGGCCTTATCAAAGATATATGTCGCATACTGCGAGTAAGGATCTGGATACATGAATCCAGCCATTGTATAACGCCGATTGGTCTTCAGGTTGTTACCAATAGAATACCCCGTACGCACTACATATTCGTGCTCTTTAGAAAAGCTGAAATTGGCTTCTGCTTTTGGTATAAGCCTCAGCTCTTCAAGGTTCATGTTTTCCTGCACTTCAATACGAAACTCTTGGCATCGTGGATTTATGCCCAGTAACTCTACAAGTGCAGCTTGCTGTTGCTTATCAGTACACTTTATGAGCTTAATCAGTTCTTTGTCCATAGAGCCCAAATTCCTGACAATCTCACCAGCGTTTACAGCCAGCTGACACTTAAAACACTTCTTGTTTTCTGGATCAGCACTATCCCCACAATAGCCCCTAACAATCTTCGGGCAAACATATGGCGTACCGTCTTTGCCACTTACCATGACAGGTATGCGGAGCCGCTGCCCTTTGTACTGAGCCGCAGAACTTTCGGCAAGCAGAACTTCAATGGCTTCCTGCTCATCGGCTATTCTTGACTCTTGCATTGATGGATCGATGTACTGCTCAGCCTTGTCTAACAACTTTTGGAAATCCTCAGTTGTCATACCACACTGCGTATAAAAGTCAGTGATGTCGCCTTTCTTTGGGAAGTTCTCTGGCCACTTGACGATGTAGACGTCGACGACTCTATACAACTTTTCACACAGACGCTGAGTAGCTATTCGACCAGCTTCATCATTGTCCTGCGCAATGTACACACGTTTCTTATTCCGAAAGTACTTAGTCCATTCAGGTCTGAATGTCCCCGCACCAGATGTCGCGCATGCAGTCGGGAAACCATGCTGTTCGTTGACAATCCTGTCCATCTCACCCTCGGACCAGACTACATACTCGACGTCAGGATCTACAACCCTGTCTATGCCGAATATGCGTACTTCTCCGTAGGTGTTGTTATGCTCGTCAACGTAATTAAGCACTTTCCAGTTATCTTCTGTTGAGTTCCACTTATAGCGCCGGAAGTTAACCAGCGTATTATACTCATCATAAACTGGAATTGTAATGCGCTCTCCGTCCCAACCTAACTGAAACCTGGCAAGCGTATCGTCTGTTAGACCACGACGCTGCCGAAGAACATCTCTGATAGGTCCAGTAAGTTTCATCAAAGCCTGATGGTACTCTGACACAAGACCCACATCAATATCAGGCCTTGTAGGTTTTGAACTATCGGGGCGGGGGATCTGCAACCCGTCACCCATCTGGAACCATGCTTCCTCACTTGTACAGCCATAAAGCTTCATGTACATTGTGTGGATGTTTCCTTTTGAGTGACAGGTGTTGCAGTAGTAGACCCCCTTGGCTAAGTTGACAGTGAGGGAAGGGTTCGCGTCTGTCTGGCCCTCATGAAGATTCTTAAACGGACACTCTGCCTTCACCTCATTGCCACGGCGCTGCACATTATGCAACTCATTGAGAAAGAACGCTTCATTGTCAATCTCAGCAAGTATTTTATTACAATAATCTGTCCAGCGCATTCATTAGCCTCCTACATCAAAATTACCTACAAGAAGATTAGAATTCAGTAGCGTCAGTGTTAACCTTAGGAGCAGCTTCGCTCACTGAAGCGTCCTCAAGGTCCATGGCAACCTGCTGAATGGTTGTGCGGTAAGTCTGATACAGGGAGGCAGCGAATGCTCTGTCGTCTTCACTTGTAGGACCGGCAGGGCTAACGACCATGATGAACCACTCGTTGCCGTTCTTGGCCATCTTCTTATTGTCGAGAGTATAGCCATGGTTCCACATGTTCTGCATGGTAACCTTGGCAAGACTGTAGAGCTTCTTACCCTCGTTGAAGTTGGTCTTGGCGAAGCTCAGGATGATAGGCATCCTCTCGCCAGCAAAGAAGCCGAAGAAGTTGATGTACTTCGTGCACTTTGGTGCAGCGTCGCGTCCCTGCTTGGTGTTGTCGAACTCGCAGCGGCGGCACTGGGCACAGAGCTTCCTGGAGCCATCGATTTCCTCACCGATCTTACCGTCACGGGCAATGCAGCGAATGCCGCCACCGTCAGCGCGGTCCTTCCAGTCAATGTTGTTGTTGAACTTGAAGACTGGAATGAAAACCATGCCGTTGAGTTTCTGCTTAGTCAATGAGTTGATTATATCACCCTCATCTGCCACCTTGTCCTTACGCTCGGGACTCAGAGTCTGAATCACCTTGACGCGGGGAATAATCATATCCCCGGCTTCCTCGTCCTCGAAGCCCATCGGTACGTTGGTATCAATGTTTGTGATAGCCTGCGGATCCTGATTGATAATTGTTGTTTCTTTTTTGTTAGCCATTATTTGTTCCTCCTTGATAATTTTGTAAGTGGTAGCGAACTTCCTTACTATAATATTATATCACATATTTACCTAAAAGTAAATACTGCATTTCACGATCCATAATATGTCGCAGGAAGTTCACCATTGTTTATTTGTACTTCTCAATGGTATTACTAGCAAACGAGTCTGCTAGCATGTTGAGAATTACAAAGCGTTTGAGTTGCCCAGGACTCAGCTCAAAACCATTGTTCTTCACTGAGCAGGCTTGCGCCTTTTCAACCTCTTTCTGGTGGGCGTGTAGATCTGTATTGAACTTGTCGATAAGTGCCAACATCAAATCAAAGCCTGTTGGATCTGACTCCAAAAGTCTCTGTCTGGTTACAGTACCAAACGAAATGATATGACCTTTCAAGTGATAGAAGCATGGAGCATCCTCACACACTCTTTCCACTTCACACTTCAGTTCATAGATCTGCTTCCAAAGATCGATATTCTTAACTGTCTCACCAGCTGTTGTAAGCCAATGATTACTTCTCCAGTTATGAACCCAGTCTTTAGTCATTGCATTGAAAATGTATTCAGAGTCAGTAACTACAAGAAAGTTGCCAGGACAGTCTCTGATGTACTTGAGTGCTGCGATTAGGCCAAGCAGCTCACCACGTTGATTAGTTCCTCCTTCTTCGATAAGCGTGGTATGCTTAATGTCTTTTCTGAGTACTCTAACTTCATCATCGTTGTCAAGAGCAACGAATGCACCACATGCCACGCTATCTGGCTTACCATTATGGTAGCAAGCACCGTCGATAGCAATTAGTTTCATTTATATCTCCTTTTCTCTTCATCTGTCATATTGTTCCAGTAATATGCCTTAAGACCGTCATCTGCATGGCTCCAAGCTTCACGCTTTTCAAACTCGTCCATGTCTTTCCAACCCTTGATAACCTCTGCAACAACGTTAGTATTACGCCTCTTCTTTTTGAGGTAACGTTCAAGAATCTCATTGGCACCACGAGTCTCTCCATTAAAGAACCCAAACAGATAACCCCAGAACCAAGTGACAGCAATGAACAAAAGGAATTGCCACATCTGAATATTTATAGTACCCATAGTGCCCTCCTTATGTTGCGGAGCGAAGAACAGGTGCAGAAGCACTGCTAGCAGTACCAGGTGCTGCATCTTTATTAAGCTGTGCCCAACCTTTGAAAATCGGACAGTTAAGTGAGATCATACCAGCCTGGTTCTGAGACTCACCAAAAGTATCAATCTCTGCAAGCTTGCCTTTGTAATACTCTTGATTGTTCCAAATCTCAAAACGCTGTGCCTCAGTAAAGCCTGATCCAACACCAACCTTGCTGCCACGATACTCAACGATAATTGCACCGAGCATGTCCTCATATTTGCCTTGGCCCTCTATGAAGCCTACAACAGGGAGAGTCATTTCCTTTACGAACTTGACCTTTAGCAGCTGCTTAGAGCGCTTAATCTCGTACTTGCCAGTGGCAACATTAAGCATAACTCCCTCACCCTGACGAGCCCAGATACGCTCTACAATTGGTGTAACCTCCTCAAAGTTCTTCACAATGCCAAGAATAGGCACAGCTTTGATATGAGGCATATCAATATTGATGTCCTCACTGCAGCGCTGGTTTACGATACGAGCCTGCCAATTGTCAGGATCCATCATGAACACGCTATCCTGATCATCGAGTGTTGCAGCAAGGTGGATCTTTCTCTGTGCTGCATTCTCAGTTGATACACCCCAATAGAACTGTGCAATTGGAATCATATCAAATACATTAAATATCAGGTTCTTCTTCATACCGCCAGAGTTAGCGATGGAGCTTGTAGCTTGCCTGGTAGCAATGTTATCCTTGAAGTTACCTGCTGCAATCAGTTCACCGTCGTACACGTAATTGTCAGGCAGAAACTTAGCTTCATTGATAATCTCAACCATGCCAGTATCCTCATGGCCACTACGACTATAGCAGCGTACAATGCCATTCTCTTTTATCATTACACGACGGATACCGTCAAGTTTCTCAGTGACAATGCACGGCCACTGTACACTGTTACTACCAACATCATCAAACAGAGTACCAAGCATACAGCCAGTTTTCGGAATGAACTCGCGCCCGTACACTGCATTGAGAGATGTAGATGTCACGCCAATCTTAAGGTCCTGGGTAATGATTGCTTCAGCAAGCCAGCGATCAGGCGTTCCATCTTCAAACTGGTTAATATATGCTGAGGCAAACGCCAAATCAGCATCAGTGCCAGTTGTATGCTCCTTGAAGTACTTGATCACCTCCATGGTCGTGATCTCTTCAGACTGAATATTCATGTCGATCGCACGGCTAAGCTTAGCCTTTGAGATGCCAGTTCGAACATACGGATTGTAGATGAACTGCATGATTTCTTTGAACTCAGACTCATTCGAGTAAGCCTGAAGAATTGCGAGCTTATCATTACGGCTACCCGTATTAGCAAGCTCTTGAATAATTTCAGTTGCCTTTGTCATATCGTTCCTCCATTAGTTTTCGCATTTGATAGCAAAAGTTTGTAATCGTTTGGCTTACATATGACTGAGAAAGCTTTACTTTGTCAGCTATTGATGTAGCTGATGCTGTGAAGTTTGACTTTCTCCAGACAGCAAGTATCTTCCTGTGCTTTTCATTCTTCACGCCATGAAATAGTTCATTGTAACACTCCACAGCATATCTAACGCGTTCATGGTCTAGGAAGTCCTTTTCAACTGTCGTGTCACTTTCGATAAGCTCAAGATATTCGTGTTCTTTACCGTCATCTGTGCGTACTATAGTATTGTAGCTTATGACGTCGAGTTGATGCTTGGCTTTAAGTTTTCTCATGTAGCCGCATAACACATTGTAGATATACACGGTTGCAACAGTAGAAAATTTGTTGCCTTTTGTCTCATCAAAGTCTTCAGCTGCATGCCATAACGCTTCATAAGCAAAGCTTTCGGCATCAGGATCAGTGGACATATGGAACCTGCGCAGCTGTTTATAGACAAGACCCTTATTCTGTTGTATTAGTCTGTCAATGTCACTTCGCACATTTCAATTCCTTTCTTTAGCTTCGCGCCACACTTAACACAAAAAGGCTTACTAGCACAAAAGTCTTCGAATGGAACATTGACACTAACAATCATCGAAGCGCCACAATTTGAACAAGCAACCGTGTAGCATCTTTCATGACATGATATCATATCAAGTTGAGCATCAGGAACAAGCTTTGAGCACGCATCTACAAAGGCACTTATTATAGCCGCCTCTGCCGCATAGTCGTTGTACTCACGAATAGTATCATGAACAACTTTGCAGAAAGTTTCATGCTCAGTTTTCAGCTTATGTTCGAATACCTCATCACATCCGTCGTTGAAAACATTCATAGTACCAGCACTACCTCCCTATGTTTCTGCGCATAGCGTATGTAGTCCACTCCTGCTGCATCAAACATACGCTTTGCTGCTGTTGTATAATCCTTGCCTTCTTTTATTGCTGCATATATTACAGTTTTTATTCCGGCTTGGATAATTGCCTTGGCGCACTCATTGCAGGGAAAAAGCGTTACATAAATCTTTGCACCGTGTAGATCACGGCCCTTTGCATTTAGTATCGCATTGAGCTCACTATGTACGACATAGTAATGCTTGTTCTTGAGTACGTCATGCTCATTGTCTTTCCAAGGGAACTGCTCATCGCTGCACCCTTTTGGAAAACCATTGTAACCTACAGAGAGTATCTGATTGTCTTTATCTACAATCACTGCCCCTGTCTGAGTGGCTGGATCTTTGGACCGTTCGCATGCTAAGAATGCAATACCCATAAAGTATTGGTCCCAGCCGATATAATCAAGTCTTTTGTCCATTAACTCGCTCCTTTGCCTGCTCAACTAGATCTGCGACATCTTTAATTGTCCTACATACGCCGCCTATTGCTCCACATGCAACCATTTGTTTTATGAAGAGAAGTTGGTGCGGCGTCGGTGTGCCTTCGTCATCCTTCAACTCAGCTACAACAAATATTCCATTGACACAAATGAATAAATCAGAATATCCTTTGTTGTACCTGTCACAGATGCGTAACACCTTAATTCCGTCGCGTTCCTGTGGCGCCAGCCATGAAATTACGTCTTTCTGAAGTTTCGCTTCGTCCGTGTACGCACGGTCTGATGGTAACTTGTTCATTATCAAAATGTACCTCAAGCTGACTATCAGTGGTCAAGCCCCATACAGAAGCGACGTAGCCAGGTATCTGAAGAACAACGTTCTTGGGATTTGTAACCCTAATAGTCTTTACTAGCATCTAATCCTCCTTTCAAATGATTTAGTATCGCATAGCTTGCATTGCTTTTCCCCTGCAACACGTCACTGTACAATACTCTGTCTATAGAGCCTTTAGCAATAAGCACGTAGTATTCACAATGAAGTGGCTGGCTACGTTTTGCTCCATAGATCCGCTCCATGCTTTGCTTAAATAGCTCATAACTCCAGCTTAAGCTGAAGTAAACAGCAATATGTGCATTTGTCAGCGTCAAACCTTTGTCTGCTGATGCTGGATTGGCTATAAGGTACTGGACCTTTTTAGCCTTGAAAAGCTTTATTGCCTCGTTCTTCTCTTCAAGGTTTACTCCGCCATATACGCACCGACAACGATCACCAAGCAATGACTTTATCATATCAAACTCAACATGATAGTTTGCCCAGATTAAAACCTGCTCGTCGCCGAATTCATCAAGCATCTCAAGAAGTTTCTTAAAGCGATAATCTGTCAGTAGATACCATTCCTGCTTCTTTTCATCATAGAACTGATTCTCTTTACGTGCCTGCGTATCCATTATGAAGCCAGATGAAATTTGATTTAACTTATTGAGTTTTGCAGCGGTGCTTGGTGCTGTAATAGTAGCATCTGTATCGAGAATTTCAACGTACAGATCATTCTTCATCTTGTTGTAATGCTTTTTAAGATCAGCTGGCATATCAAGCTCAACCTCATGAAATGTTCTGCCAGGAGTATTAAGCACGTCTTCCTTGTCCACATAAATCGCATAATTACGAATAAGAGCAGTTATTTCATCCTTACGATCAGGCCTTAATGACAGCTTCTCATATTGCGGATTGTATGATACATTTGTGAAGTAGTGTTCCTTGAACTGTGTGTAGCTCTGCTGCAGGCCATAATAGTCTATGGCTTTTAACTGCATGTAGTACTCCCACTCACCGTTTGGTGCAGGTGTACCAGACAGTAAATAAAAGCGATCAACTTTCTGTGCATAATCTACAAGAGCCTTACTGACTTTCGACTTATGCGACTTCATACTGGATGACTCATCAACGAAACAGCCATCAAACTTCATTGACTCAAAGTATGACTGATACTTGATGAATGATTCAGTGTTAGAGATATATACTTGGCCAGGTAATTCAAGCCTTGCAATTCGCTCAGCAGGGGTTGCTGCATGACAGTTAACAGTAACCATATCAGGAAAGAACCTGGTCGCATCTTCTAACCAAGCATTCTCGATCAAAATCAGAGGACAGATAACTAGCCATCTGTGATCTGGGTGTGCCTGCACATCATCGTTAATGATTGCAAGGCTCATAGGTGTCTTGCCAGTTCGCGTATCATAGAAAAACGCATAACGCTTTCTGTACTCGCTAAGTTCTCTGCCAAGTTCCTGGTGCCTATCAAGAGTCAGATACTCGTTAACTACAGGACTCTTTCTCGGTCCATTAGCCATCAGATCTGCTGTCTCTAAGCGGGCCCGCGTCTCAGCATAAAAGTATTGCTGTATCTTTGCTGGTGCAGTATTGATGTTATGCTCATCAAGGCCGCGAAATACTTTGAGCACTTCAGGAGCGAAGCGTGGCGACATTCTAAACAGAGTCCTCTTTCTATTCGCTGTTACTGGGTAAAAGCGACTTACATCAGACTGAGTGTTTATGTCACCCTGCTGGCACTCGACCTCTATGTACTTTTCGCTAAATCTTAATTTGTTCTGCATTCTTAAAAACCATACCCCTGTTTTAAGACTCAAGTCCCAAGAAAAGCACTGACCATATAGAGTGCCAGTGCTCTCTTGAGTGTAATTGTTTATGTTACGTACCTGTTCGACTACACAGGTACTTGCTCACTGTCATATTGGTACTTCTGAGGTTAGCCAATACGTCAAGACATTGAGTTATGCACCGTGAAGAGCCTTCCCAGATTTATAGCTCCCGAACCCCAATCTCCTCATTCATAAGGTGCTTTTCATTCGTCTGCCAGGGTTGAAGAGGGGGCGCCAACCGAGCTTAGATCTCAGTGGCGGTCTCGGCGTCGGTGTCACCATCGGCATACACGCCGTCATCCTGATAGTTCTCGGGGTGATCGATCTCATCCTGGGTCAGGACGCGGCCCTCAGCCTGCAGGATCGTGGTGCCGCCGGTCTTCTTCTCGACGATCGGCTTCGGGAACTTCTCAGCCATCAGAGCCCTGGCAGTGTCGAGACGCTCCTGGTTCTTCTGGATGATCTCCTCGTCAGCGCCGCGCTTCTTGGCCTTGTACAGAACGGAACCGGCATTGATGATCTCACGCTTCAGCTCTTCCTTTGTCATCTCATCGATTGGCTTGATATCATGCTTGGCTCTACGAGCACCAGGAATCTCGACCTCGATCATGAAAGTGTCACCAGGCTGAAAGCCCTCGGGAACAGTAACGTTTACACGCAATTTCTTATTAGCCATAATTTATACCTCCTTCAGATGTTTGGTTGTGTAGTTATCGTAGGTGGCTCTCCTTACGATAATTATATTATAAACTATTTTTTCTAATTTGTAAACCCCCTTCTTTCACGAGAATACTTTGGAGATCAGCTTATACCTATTGGAAATATTTCCTGTTTATCTACAGGCCTTAACGGACATTGTTTGGCGCGCGTCCCAGAGCGTAAGCAATGCCGATAGTAATAATATCCCTGGTACTTACCAGCGGCCTCTAGGTCCTCGCCAATCCAACCGCCTCTTGGGTCTGGGTGATCCTCAGCATACCAGTCTTGTGTTGCTGGCAGCTGTTTGCAGCGTGCATCAAACAGCCATTTGCAGTCTCCGCTGCATCCACGAAAGCTAAACCATCTACACCGCATGCATGTTTCAGGCATATCCATATTAGTTATTATCACTGCCATTTGTATACCCCCTTTGGTGGCCTCAGCATGGTTAATCTTAATTGACTTGGTATCTTACTATCTCATTATCTGACTTTCTCAACGATCTTACGCATCTCAGCATATGCAATGAATATATAGGGGTGTTTTTCAAAGTCACACACTCGTTACTATGCCCCAGAGCCGAAATGGTTGAGATTGTAAGATAGTTAGATAATTAAGATAGAAAGATAAATACAAGTACAGTTTTTGAATTTGGCATTTTTTATATTTATATTATATTTGCTATATATTCATTTTATTTTTGCAATTTTAATCAGGTTGATGGATCGTACTTATCCTGTAGTATCATCTCGGTCTTTGAAATGACGCTCCGCGAGTAATCTGTAGAGTACGTTCCGTTAGCGAGGCAATCGTATGTAGCTGCAGGCCCCATATTGTAGGCCATAAGCGCTTCGTTTATGTTGCCGAATTGCTTGTAGTTAATAGCAAACAAGTAAACGCCACTGCAAATATTTTGATCAACTGCCATTATGTCTGTGATACCAAGTGTATCACATAACGCATAAATATTTATTTCGTTGATCTGCATCAAACCATAATCATTAGTTGCGCTAACTAATGAGGCATCAAAGTGTGTCTCTTGCCACATTATTGCAAGTATGGTCTCATAGCATTCAGGAATTTCAAGGTACACGCACAAATCCCAAACATACTCTTGTAGATCTTTGTCAAGTGGAATAGACTGATAAATCTTTGCAGCTTGTGCAGTTTCAAGCTCCCAAGTGTCAGGCACGAAGTAGAGTCGTGTTTCATCCGTTTCATCTTGCATCGTGCTGCTCTCATCTTGCATCGTGCTGCTCTCATCTTGCATCGTGCTGCTCTCATCTTCAAACTTTGGATGTGCTCTGTAAGATCTACAAATCTGCCTTTGCTGTGAGTCGCAGCGCTCATGATATGACTGAACGATTTCTTCAAGCTGCTCAAAGTTGTCTGCTTGCTTGTCAAAAATAGCTTGATATACAACGGTCAGTGCAAAGATGATAATCAGCGCCACGATGATTACAGCATCTCTTTGCTTCTTGTACCTTCTCGCACTATTCTTGTAACGGATAATTTGCTTATTGACTTGTTGTTCCATAATATGAACCTCCTTTTCTTTATATATTTATTATATCACCTGATTAGTAAAAAGTAAATGCTTTTCGTGAAATCTATTTTCTTTTAGAATAACGTAAAGCTACACGTAAGACTAATCAAGCTATTCTGTAGCTTCTCACACGCACGTATATTATAATAAGAAGGAAGGCCACTTCCTATATTTAAAAGTGGCCTTTTGGAACTACACAACGGAGGTTATAGTATAGATATAAATTGGTTGGAACTTGCTAACTTTACTCCAAAGCTGCTATTAGAACACTTTAGAGTCTCGTCATAGGAGCCAAACTTGACGTAGCAGCCTTGCAATCTACTAATTGCATCTTTACCGAGTCGCTGCACGAATTCTGTCGGATCGCAACCAGTATATATGATAACATTGAGGCCGCGCCGCCGCGCTTCAGTGGCGATTGCTTCAAGGCCTGCTGGGTCCTCCGACCATTCAAGACCTCCAAGCACACACCAGGTATGCAGTGGGTTACTGTAGATTTCTTCTACGATGTTTTCAGGTGTACTTGTAACAGTCCTTGTATTTTTAAGATGCTGGTTGAAGCACCCAGGACAGTTTTTGCTGCAGTCTTTTGCAACTACTAGTGCACCATACTCACCATGAGGAACATCCTCGGTACGTTCGGCAATAATACCACGAAACTGTATCAGCATTTGAAATCCTCCACTTTGTTTTGCTTGCGATCTTTGAACTCTTCAAGCTTACCGGGGTTATAATTGTTTATCTCACGGATATATCCTGTGATACGCTGCAGTGTCTTTCCTTGAGTGCCACATACAGGACACTTATTAAGTGCTGCATCAAAGTAGCCATGTTCTGGACATAGCCTGATAACAGGAGAATATGTGATGTACGGAAGCTTGAATGTGTTACAAGCCTTTCTGATAAGTTCACGTGCCGCAGCGCCTGTAATGGAACCCTCGCTGAACAGGTGCACAACAGTGCCACCAGTAAATTTGGTCTGGAGATTGTCCTGATGCTGAAGTGTACGCCAGAAGCCTGGATTTTTCTTCACAGGGATATGACAGCTGTTCGTATAGTACGGAGCATTGACATTGCCCTGTGTCTTGATGTCAGGATACTTCTGCACGTCAAGCTTAGCCAGACGATAGCATGTAGACTCAGCAGGAGTTGCCTCCAGATTATAGAGGTGACCGGTGAGCTTCTGGAAATCAATAAGCTTTGCTCTCATGAAATCCAGAGTCTCTTCTGCAAGCATCTTGCCTTCTATATCGAGAATATCATGTTTGCCAAACCATGAGCAATTCTCGATCATCTCATTGAGACCTACAAGGCCGATTGTCAGGAAATGGTTATCGATGGTGCCAACGTACTCGTCAAAGGCAGGAATCATACCTGTCCCAACGATATGTGTAGATAGCCAATTCCTCTTGTCCTCCAGAGAGTTCTTGGCAATGACCATGTACTTCTCAATGAGGCCAAACAGGTCCTGCTTATTGGAGCTTAAGTATCCAAGGCGAGGCAGGTTCAGCGTCACAACACCAATGGATCCTGTAGAGTCTCCGGACCCAAACAGACCACCGTTACGTCGCCGCAGCTCGGTAAGGTCTAATCGGAGCCGGCAACACATAGAGCGGACATCAGATGGCTTCATGTCTGAGTTAACATAGTTGCTGAAATAGGGGTAGCCATACTTGCCGGTCATCTCCCATAGCTTATCATACTTCGGATCATCGAAGTCAAACTCCTTTTGAATAGAGTAAGTAGGAATAGGATAAGCAAAAGGCTTATTCTCTGCATCCCCATGGAGCATGACATCATAGAAAGCTTCATTCAAGATGTCCATTTCATGCTGAAAATCAGCATAGGTGTAGAAATCACCAGATCCATCTTCTTTGAAGTAGATCTCATTGGCGATAACTACAGGATTGCCAGCAAGGTCCGGCGGCACCGTAAGGTCGAACGTCAGGTTTGTAAAGGCAGGCTCGGCACCGGCTCTGCTATTACTGTTGATACTGTAGATGAAATTCTGGATGCCTTGGACAACTTCCTTGTATGAAAGCTTATCACGGAAAATGAAAGGCGCCAACAGAGTATCAAAGCTGCTCAGCGCCACGGCGCCCATGATTTCATTCTGATAAATGGTGAGCAGATTTGAGATCTGATTGAGGGCGGAGTCGAAGTGCTTGGCGGGTGAGCTTGTAGGAATATTGCTGATGCCACGCACGCCTTTCTGAAGGATGGTCTGCAACGAGTAGCCGCAGCAATAAAGCGTGAGACCAGACATATCATGAATATGCAGAAAGCCGGAATTGTGCGCCTCTTTGATCTCATGATCGTATACTTCTTCACACCAGTACTCCTTCGACGCGGCGCCGATGATGAATTTATTCATCGAGCCAAAGTTGTACGGTGAATTGCTATTTTCCTTAACCCGCCAGTCACGGCGCGTCATGTAGTCATTAAAAAGCTTTGCTACATTCATAGCATGCGTCCTCCTTTACGTCAAGTGCAAAGCCGAGAGCTTCTGCTGCATTATTTACGCACATGTACTCATCGCCGCGTGCTATGATGGGCAGAGACTTGTTAGGGTATACCTTCTCAACGGCTTCCTCAAACATCTTGGTGTTTTGCTCAATGTCAACAAACGTGTAGTAGATGCCCTTAGCTTCAAGGAGCTTCATCACGGCATGGCATTTAGGACAATGCGTGGTGCCAAATACTTTTACTTCTTGCATATTTTTTACTCCTTTATTGGTAGAGGTACATAGCCACTACTGCGGCTTTCCCTCAGGATTTATTCGTTCAGTATATCTACATACATTTCCGAATATTGTACGAAAGTAACGTAGGATCCTTTTAGAAAGAGCCATACGTCGCATATATCTGCTGGCAAGTAGCAGCTTATACGCGACGTAGATGGCCATCAGGAGGGTTAACGAATTCCGTTTATAACGGATGACACAATCTATTTATTCTTAGGTATGATCTGCTCAAGCAGCTGAGTAACCTTGTCATACCCGACCATGGCGCCGATCCAAATTGTGATAGCCATGAAGACGATGCAGAGGATGCTCTTTGCATCAAATGGAATATCCATGAAGATATATGCTGCAGAGGTTCCACCAACACCAACAACAATAGCCAGGAGCAGTGCAACCACATTTGCGGAGTATGACTTACCAGCATTGTCAAATGCTTTCTTGATAGCTTCAGTGAGCAGGGATGCAACGAGAGCTCCGATCGTAAAGAGCATAATGAATAGTGTGAAAGTCATGTCTGTTTCTCCTTTCTTACTTCTTCGACAGATACTCACTAGAGCAGTAACCCTCTTTGCCATTATATACTACACAAAGCCATTTAGTAGAGCCGGCCATGTTGTAATAACCATAGCATTGAACAGTTGCACCATACGGAATAGTCTGAATAATCTTATTAGTAGTTCCAGCATTAGTGCGCATGTTGAGGCCACTATTAGAAGTAACATTATAAGCACCACGAAGGTTATTGTCTTTGTACTCAGCACGCGCGAGTTTACCATCAGTGAACTGATTAGCAGGCTTTTCTTTTTTCTGCAATTGTGGTTGCGCCTCAGTATTACAATGTTGTGGAGATACTGACTTTCCAATAGTAACATACTCTTGGTTATCAATATAGATCCAGCCAGCACCAGACTTAAGACGACCCCATCCATCGCGCACTTCTATGATAGTAAATGTACCTATACCTGTATATTGTCCAGTAAGGTTATCTCCAATACAAGGAGATGTACGAATATTAAGATCAGGAATAATAACATTTACCAGAAATGGTGTACTAGGATAACCAGACGGTGTAGGCGTAGGCTGCGGAGTAGGATCTACAGACCCTCTTAACCTTGCCGTAACCTTTGAAGCGAGATCGCCCATGCGAGCATACATCCAATTGCCGGGGCAGGACTTGTTGGCAAACCAACGATGAACTGTCAGGATCATCTCGTCCGATTTCGGGGAGTAGTTAAGAGTCTTATCTTTATCTCCTAACCAAATCAGCTTACTCTTGCCATTACGTCTACAAATATCAGTGCACAGATCAATAAGCTTCTGATATACAACATCGCGGAAAGCACACGGTTCAGAGGTGTCACTTGCACACTCAATAGTAACAGCACGCTGATCGTTTGCATTGCTAGAAGAGCACCATGAACGGTTCCCCTCATCTACAAACAGTCCGACACGACCGTCCTTATCGATGCCATAGTTGGAAGAAGCCTGTATGCTGGTCTGTGCAAACCAACTACCGAGACTCTCAATCGTACATTGACCAACAACGCAATGTGGTGTAATACGATCAATGCGCATAGTGCGTTTGCCAGAGTGGTTAGGTGAAAGCTTTGTATAACTGACAAGAGAAGAATTACTCATTGTCATCACCCCTTCCTTCAGTAAGCTCATCATGAGCTTCATCGGACATCCATTCTGGATGTACTGTGTTCTTATTAAGTTCCATAAGAATCTCCTTTCTTTTTATAGATTTTTATTGCAAACCTGCTTTTGCAAGTACAAAGCCAACAGCAGCAGCTACAATTAGCTTAATGATGTCACTTATCACTGCTTCCCATCTCTTACCAGGTTTGGCCTCAATTTGTTCGAGCCTTTCACCTTGGTTTTTAAGCTCAGTAGCCATAGTCTTTATGCTAATTGACATCTTTTCGATGGATATAGCAAGCCCTTCAATTTTGCTGACGGTATCCTCAAGCTTTTCGATGCGCTTATTTAGGCGATGATCCTCATCCTGCAATCGCTTTGTGTCTGTATCAAGTCGACTAACAATAGCATTCATTTCTCTTTGTGAAACAACATCATCGTCCATAGTTGCACCTCCTCAAACCACGCTTTCGTAACATTCATGTGGATGCCTCCTGTTTACTCAAGATATATGTTGTATAGCCATAGGTTCATATCGCAGTTGAAAATCATCAAATAACAGTCGTTTGTCATATCTGAAATATTTATTTCTATTGTCTGCTTCGGGCATTCATATTGGCTGGAAACACTTATTATTATTCCGGCTTGTGCGTTAATTTGTGCGGCTGTCATATCTTGTGAGGAAATATAAAACTTTTTGTATGTTGTACCCGCTGTATCTCCTCTGTTTCCAAGCTGTGGTGTATTACACAGCCCGACCCACGCTTGCCGCCACCCAGTACCAAATTGAGTTGTTTTTAATTGGATATATAGTTTGTTATATAATCCGTGTGGTATTTTGGTCAAAAATCCTATTCCACCGGTATAGTAACCCACTCTTTTTACTGAATTGTCGGATTGTACACAATGCGTATATGAAGTGTCGCCAGCCTGATTTCTTGACACACATGCCGCAAAACGTCTTGTGTACTCACCGTCTGAATAACTGTTTCTTGCATTTGCAGACATTTCTTCGGATAACAGTGTCAGCCTTTGAACGGTACTACCACCCTCGTATGAACCAGTTACACCGAAAATCTCTACATCCTTTTTGATGTTTCCGGCCACCAGATCAGCGTCCCCACTGACTGTTACCTGAGACAGCCCATCATAACCACTGTCCGGGAAAACAGTCTGCTGACTGGCTCCGGGCGTGACAGTTTTGCTCTGCAAATTGGGTTGGACGTTCACGTCCAGTTGCACCAGCACGTCGTGGGTGCCGTTCTGGGTGATTTGTTTCGTGCCCGTAGGCGTGATGCCTCTTCGAGGATTGCTAATATATCCCATAATTTACCCCCTGTTAGCATATATTGTTACGTTAGCATTAGGTTTATTACCGTAACAATAGAATGTGATGCTTCCATTAGACGTAATAGCGCCAGCAATACAGCCAAGAGATGCATTGTTCAGTGTATCAATTTGTGGACTCCCTGTAAATTCTACATACATTTCTCCAAATATATCGTCATCTTTGATAGAGGAGTCTATTACCGTTTGTTCCCAATGTCCTTCGATTTCTTCCCAATTGGATAAAAGCAATTCGCATGCAATTCTTTCTGTTGTCGGAACTTTGTTAATAGAGTCTACATTATGGCCGTTCGTAAGAGTGGCCCGTAATTTCTTATCTTGCATAAATGTCAGGCCATTCACAAAGACATCATTGCCTGACGTAACGGACTGGTATTTTGTTCCATCCCAATAGTAATTCTGTTGAGCGTAAGCCCCCGATTTGATGATGTATATAGTGGCTTTATCAGGTACTAGCGGGTTACCTTCCTCTGTAAGAGACAACCAATCGGCAGTGAAAGAAGTTCCTTGAGTTCTAACAAAGCACTGTATTATACTTTGATGTCCCGGTGAATAAACAGGCCATTGATCATATATGCCTTTTAGATTAAGTACAATACTATTACTTTCGTAAGAACAGATTTCTCCTTCATTGATATATCCAATGGCGTAACATAGATAATTAGCTGATATAGGCAAATTAGTAACTGTTAAAGTTTTTTCGTATGTAATATATTCTAGTTGATGGTAGTCTAAAACTAAACAGATTCTAAAAGCGATATATGTGACAGCGTCTTCGTGTGTTTGAGGATCAATGGGATTCGAAATAGTAAAGGTTACGCTATACTGGTCAGATGAAATTTCGGCTTGGAGAGTAGGAGCTTTTTGCCTAGCTTTATTATAATTAACGGGGGCTACAATTTGACTTAAATTGCGGTAAGCTAATTTATAGGCAGCTATTGCACCTACACCAGGAAAAGCCTTGACGCTGAGCCTGTCAATTCTTTGCCTTGTCATTCTTGCTGCAGGTTCATTCCATTCAACCTCTGTATAATCAGTATAGTCATAGTGATCAATTTGGCCATACTCATTAAAAACAGCTATACCGATAGCATGGGTACTTTTATCACCCTCAATTCTATTGGCATCTATATAGTATTGGACAAGTTCTCCATCGCGCGCCTCATGAATTATGCTTAATTGCTGAACAATTTTAGGGGCAGGGTTATCGGCATATTCAGTTAAGTTTATTTGTTGCTCAAATGTTAAAGCCATATTCACACCCCAAAACTTAAGATAGGATTCCACTGTATAACATTATCTGGAGACTTCCATGGGCGGTCAATATTCATGTCAATTGTAAGCACATCGCCATCAGCTGGTGCAGATGCAAAACGAATTGCATAGGATCCAACATAGCCGAAACGACCATTTCGTTCACTCATTCGTACATATGCTGTTGTGGCAGTATCCTCGAGTGCAATTTTTACATGCGTAATACCGGTAATGGGTGTTACGAGTGTATGCTCAGTTGTGTCAGTAAAGGCAGTACCAGCAGAACTATGCGAAATACGCCCAAATTCGGTCCAGGTACTTCCATCATCCCTACTGTAGTAAAATACTAAAGCAGCACCAGCAGGAATTGATGCACTTGCTGTCCACGTACCAAGTACGAAGTAATTAAACTTATCTGAAAAAGCATAATCGGTACCATACTTAAGTATGATTGGACTATCTGCATATACAACCGGAGAATTCCTGTCTCCGTCATCGTTTGATGAAGCACAGCATTCATCAGTACCCCAAATATTTGCCTGAACACCTGCCACAACCTTTGCATCAATCTCAGCAACAAAGTTACCAAGCATAACTGACCAGTACTTTCTAATATTGCCAAGGTTATCAACGAAATAGTCAACACCACGAGTGAGTGGCGAACCATTCTTATATACAATCTCTGTGTTCTCCAGCCACGCCGGAACCTCGGGTGCAAAGTCAACTGTAGAACCATCACCAGTACCAAGTGTGAGTCCCTCAAGTGTAGTAACAGGAAATACGTCAGCATTCGGCAAGAGAAGCCTGTACGGCGGCGTGGCATATTTGTCGGCATTGTTGGTGTTGGAGTAGACGACGGTGTCGCTACGCCCCAAAAGAAGGGAATTCACATAATCTTTGAATTTCGTTCCAGATCCGGAATTATAATAATATGTCATCGCATCACCAGAGAACTCTGCAGAGCATCTGATCGTACCATTTGAATAGGTGAAGTTAGTTGGCAATGAAGTGTACTGACAGTTCTTCACAGGCCTATACTCAGGACACCAGCCAGCAGATAACAAAACGTGCTTATTATAAGTTGCTGGAGTATTTTGAAGCAAGCCACGCAGATATGATCTACGTAGCGGTCCAGCCATAAAGGACCATGTCTGGCCAGACTGCCATGACGGACGAGTTATTGTAATCTTAGCAGTAATCGTAACCTCATCAAGATAAGTCTTTTTGATAGAGATAGGCTGTCCCTCAGAGTCAACTACAAGGGCGTGCGTATTGATGCTTCCAGAAGACGCATTAGAAAGACCAACCTCACATATTGTTCCAACGTAAGAACTATTAGCAGGAAACAGATACGTATATTTCCACGTACGAGACAGCCCATCGGCACTAGTGCCGTTAATCGCATATGTTGAATAAGCAACGCCCCAAAGCCTTGAAGCAAGAGCAGTATCAGAGGAAGAAGGAGCAGCTGAGCCACTTCCTAACTGACAATAATTGAAATAATTAACGTCTCCAATAAGCCTTGAAACAAAACCAGTTGTAAACAGATTATGGAAGTTTTCTTCCTGTATAACCTTTCCGCGGCGCTTAACTGTGATAGTATAATCGCCACGCATGTCAAACATCTTAATCTTCATTTTTACCTCCTTATACAGGCTTGACGTGTGTACCAGCATATGAGATTTCATTAAGCGTAGTATCAACACCAAGCGTAAATAGCTCAGTCTTTATTACAACATTTTGTATGACAACATTACCAACCACTAATGTGCCTGACGCAACACCAAGTGTAAATGCCTCATTAGGCTGATTAAGCTTCTTGTAAGTCTTAATCAGATAACCAAGTCTATTAAGTGTCGTATCAGTACCGAGTACTAATGTATCTGCATACAGTTCACTGTAACTCTTTGCATTATTTATTTCCCAATGCTTAGTAAGTGTATCTATATTTGCATATCCACCCGGATACTCAGCAACAAAAATGCCATCACTAGATACAATTGTGAAGTCACCGGATACTATTGATACATGCTCTATATCTTCAAGCATCCACAGTGTTACTTCTATAGCATTTTCTTCCTCATTAAAGGAAATATACTGTACATTTGCTCTTAAATCGCCTGTTAATGTAACATATGGTGCTGTATCTTCAATACCACGCTTAAACACAGGCTTACTAAAGTGAAACAGTACTGTCCAGATGTACTTATCAAGATCCTCATCATATACTGATGTTGTACTATAGCTATCGATCTGTACATTACGCACAAAAGATGCTAAAGAGTATATTGTACTCTTATCCTCATAGCCAGGATAAAGATTAAATATTTCTGGTGGCGTTGCTTGACCAACCCATGTTCTATCAGAGTATATCCACAGATTCTTTTCACTGTTGGATAACTGAAATGAAACGCGATAGTCATTTAATCTACTAACATTGATATGATCCCATGTATCTGTACCAATCTGAACCTCTGTTAGCCAATAAAATTGTTGCCTATCCTCGTTCCATACATACTGTCTATACCATGCTGTCTTGTCAGTTTTAAGGTATGCAACAATCAGTCCCTGATCCTGCTCAGGATAGTCTATCGAGGAGTAGGCACGGCAAGCCCTTACAAATGTTACATCAGTGCCAAGTTCATATGGCTCTTCATCGTCAATACCATGATAAGCTAATAGCTTATTTTCTTCAGTAACTATAAAGATATACGGTATTTCCTCAGTCTCAATTGTATACTGTCCTGCGCCAACACGAAGAACCCAAGAACCATCAAACTCTATTGCAGCGTGTAGAGCTTTACCAAGGCTACCAGCAGCAGACCAAGAAACATTTGCATTTGTCTCTTTATAAGCCCTGTACCTAATTAGCGCTTCATTATTATCAAGACCTACTGCCCAAATCTGGTCCGGCCCGTTATCACTTGATAGCTGCCTTATTGCTATATCTGTTACGTCAAGTGCAATATCAAGGATTCTAACGGCAAGGTAGCCACCATCTATTGTAAATAGGCAACCACGTGTATCTATCGTTAGGCTACCGTAGGTAGCTTGCATAGTAACAATGAATGAGTGTATTCCTGCCTTACGCTGTAAATAAGCATGCGGTATACCAATTGTACTTCTCCCAGCGCTTACATCGTAGTATAATGGTGCAAATAATTCTTCTGCATCATTATCATAGAACCTAACGGTTATTGTTGTATCTGCAGTTGCAACAAAGGTTATTGCGAAGTGTCCTTGCAAGTCAGTCGCTGAAAGCAATCTACACGTTATAAAGGCCACTGTTGCTTCTTGCTGGCCTACCTCAAACGGAAATGTATTGTAGTCATAGAGTAATCTTGGCAAAGACTGCTTTACGCCATCAATCAGCACTTCTATATCTTCGTCAGCTGCCTCTGGGCACAATTCCCAAATGGTAAATATAGTGGCAACATCGCTAGATATAGTAACGTACATTTCGTCATATTCACCACTTGGAGTAGTGAGTATACTTGAAAAAGTTCCATTTCCAAGGTATATAGGAAATACCTGTATATTGCTGTATTCCTGCGTATCCTTGTTCCTTATATGCACCAATACTGAAACGGTTGGCGTATACCGTTCTGAATAGTTGCTTACAATGCATCTAAAGAGCATCGTATCAGGCACAGTCTCAAGATCATCTGTAGTTATCTGTTGCGTAGCAGTACCACCAGCTAACATATTAAGCTTTCCGCCAGTTATAGTAGCTCTGTTCAGACTATAGTAAGCAGCTTCAGTTTTTAGTATATTACTTGCATACCCCATTTAATCACCTACTATCTCTGAGCTAAGTATAGTCATTGTACCAGATAGCCCACCGTCATACTTAAACGTTTGACGTATAAGTATACCGGTAAAGTCAATATTGTACATTTGGCTAATAACATGTAACTTTGCACCAATCGGTATTAACGGATTACAACGGACATCAAGCTCTAGTATCGGTACAGGCATGCTTATAAACTTATTAAGGAGTGCTTTTAAGTGGGTAGCATAAGCTTCATTTTGAACATATTTAGTCTTTACATATAGGTTACTATCTGAGTTATCAGCAAGTTCTATATCTATAAACTCAACGAATGAACCAAAAAGACTAATGTCAAATAACTGTGGTTGTCCAACTAATTCATAAGTTATGTCACTTGATGAAGCTGTATATCCAGTTAGCATTATATCACTATCAGATCTTATTGAAGCTCTTGTAATACCATATACAGGCTCTTTAGAAAATATCTGATTATGATATGCATCAACATACTGTGTAGCTTTTAGCTGCTGCTTATTATTAAGTAGCTCAACCTCATCACTAAGTTGTGCCTTAACGTATTGTAATGAAACGCCAGAATACTTATTGAGTATGGACTGTGTAGATTTTACAGATATTATCTGATCATTATCTGTAATAGTAAAAGCTACAGGTTGCTGACGATCTATATCAAGTACTTGTAATGAACCTGCATGGTTAAAATATATAAAAGCAAGAGCGCCAATAGAAAATGCTGACAGAAAGTCACTATTTGTATCTGATATAAATCCATAAGTAAGTAACTCTGACAAATTACCTACAACTGTTGGTGTAATAGCATTAGCAAGCATAAAGGACCTTATAAGTTCTTCATAGCTTTGATTCGCAACTACAGGTACTTTAGTCTTGCCATTATTTATCACTGAACTAAGCCTATCTAGTGCTGTAACACTAGCTGTAATGCCAGTAAGATCAGTCTGCCAATCAGATACATAGTACTCGCCGAGTTGATCCCATGCGCACTCTTCAATAGTATCAATTGGTCTACAATACACCTTGAGCATTACACCAGTAGTTATTTTACCATAGTAAATGCCACTTTCATTAAGTGGATTAAATAGACCAGAACTACCGAAAAGTTGAAAGCTTGCTTCATTTGCTGATGGCGCACCAATAAAGGTATCTGTATCAGAGCATGCCTCATCGAGCACATCACAATCAATAAGATAGTTAGCACGTGTACAATGTAGTGGCGCTTGTGAGGCTCCGTTGAAATAAATGTCAACACAGAACTCTAGCGCTCTATCTTTGCTGTTATAATCAGCTATCGTTGACTGTCTCATAAAGCCTCCTACTGCTCTATAAGGTTAAACGAAACATCTTTCCAAACCCAATGAGTATGTGGCGCAGCATGTGCAAGGTCGGCAGGAATATTGCCAACGTACACCGTAGCTGTTTTCCATGAGCCATTTTCCATATAACGCAATGGGAAAAAGATTGTTCCGGACTCCCATATAGCATCCAAAATATTCTGCCATTCTGCTGCAGTAATTGCCTCATATGTGAAGTAGAACTTACGCTTTTGAGCAATAAGATCACCAGCCATATCAGCATTTGCAAGTCTGGCAAGATTTGTTACATTATATCTTTCCTTACGGAAGGTCGATGGGTTTTTAATCGACCTTCCGTTAATCTGAAAATATCCATCAGCCATTACGTAGTCCTCCTAGTTTCCTTAAGTCTGATGATCTGCATCTTACGCTCAAGCTCACGTAGACCACGATCATCAGCAATAAGAGTGCCAACGTACAGCGGAGGCATTGCATTGTCTGCACCAGCATATGCCGGCTGAGACTGCATATTAGCCAGTACAGGCCCAAGGTACTGTGCGAGTCCACTGGAGACAGCATCTACAAATGGTTGCATTGCAGTTTTATCCTCAAGAGGAATAATAGCCTCAGCTTTGTTACCCTCTGAGATTCTTGCAACATGCTCCCTATCGAAAACGCCGCCAGAAGCATGCCCACTAAGTTTACTGCTAATCCAAGAACCAGCAGAACTCAATGCGCTTGATGCAGCACCTGCAGCTCTACTCAATAAATTGGAAATTGTACTTGCCATATTTGATGCCCAAGACTGAAGCCTAGAAGTTGCCTCAGAAATGAAGCTTCCAATACGGCTCATAGCATTAGAACAGCCCTGTGCAACCCTAGAAGCAAAGTTTGTAGCCCACTGACCAGCAATGGAGATTGCCCTAGACGACCAGTTAGAAATATTATTTACTGTCTGTGATACCCAGCTTGATATTCTTGATGCCGTCTGAGAAGCCCAACTTGAAACTATGGATGCAGTCTGAGAAGCCCAGCTTGAAACTCTGGAAGCTGTTGTAGATGCAAAGTTTCCAATTCTTGAGATGCTCTGCGACACAAAGTTTGCAATGTTTGAAGCACTCTGCGTTACAAAGTTTCTTACGTCATTCAAAGCATTGGTTGCCCAGTCTTTGATATTCTGCTTAGCAGTGCTTGCCCATGTTGCAATGTTTGTTCCTACGTTCGTTACCCAATCTACAAAGCCCTCTTTGATACTCGTAAACCACTCAATGAAGTTTTCCTTCGTAGTAGTGATCCACGTAGTGATGTTTTCGACAGACGTGATAACGAAGTTGCTTATTGCTTCGCCTATTGTAGCAAAGCCAGTTGTGAACCATTCAACAAACTGAGTAATGAGTCCACCAACAAATTCGACAAGGGCAGTCCATGCAGTCTGAATGCCGTTTAGCAGGCCCATAATGATATTGGAACCAATCTCAGCAAACACAGTCGAAGGAGATGCAATTCCAAGTGCATCCTTAAAGCCCTGAATGAAGTTCTGAACAAGGCCATGAATCCATTCAATGAAGCCAGCCCAAGCCTGCTGAATACCTTGCCACAAACTTTGGATAATGTTGGCACCCCATTGAACGAAGTTACTCCAAAGATTTGTGAAGAACTCAGCAATCTTAGCAGGAATACCAGATACCCAGGTCCAGAAGCTATTCCATGCAGCAGGTAATGTCTGCGTAAAGAACATGACTACAGTCTGATAAATTCCAGCAAAGAACTGTGCAACAGCCACAGGAATCTGAACAGTCCATGCTTTGAAAGAATTCCATGCATTGGGTAACGTCTGAGTAAAGAATGTTACAAATGCCTGCGGAAGTGTCCGCGTAAAGAACTTTGCAACAGCTTGACCAACTTTTGCAAACCATGCACCTATTGTCCTGAATACACCACCGATCAAAGACGTAAATGCATTCCATACGGCAGGGATAGTCTGCATGAAGAACACTGCAATAGCCTGGCAAATCTTAGCAAAGAAGTTGCCTATAACAGCAAGGATGCCTCCTGCCCAAGCCTTGTACGCTTCCCAAGCAGCTGGTATAGTTTGTGTAAAGAACTTAACTACAGAACCTGCAGCATGTCCAAGACCATAAGAGATCTTGTTTGTAACATTAGTGAGGAACTCACCAACCTTAGCAGGAATTGTAGCGACCCAACCAACGAAGTTCTGCCATGCCTGCGGGATTGTCTGTGTAAAGAAATTGCCAATCGCCTGGCCAATGTTTGAGAAGAACTGGCCAATAGAAGCGGGTATACCAGCAGCCCAGCTCTTAAAAGCAGCCCACGCAGCTGGTACGGTTTTTATAAAGAATGTCTTAAGGCCTGTGATTATAATATTAAGTGCAGGAGCAGTCCTGGATTCCCACAAAGCACCAAGTATTGCACCAAGAGGCTGCTCAATGGCATTACCTATAGCACTACCAATTGCAGCACCAGCAGGTCCACCAACGGCTAAACCTAAAAGGCCACCAACAACGGATCCATATATACCGCCGATCTGTTGTCCGGTTTTGCCATTTTTAATGTCCTGTTCTGTAAGGTCAAACTCTTTACCCATCCAGTCAAGGATCATGTTAGAAAGGCCAGAAGCAGCCAGGCTGGTAATTACACCAACGATGCCACCTTTAAGGCCTGCAAGTAGACTTTGAGAAAGTCCAAGGCACATACTTGGTATAGCATTTGTTATACCAGTGATGACACCATTAAAGGCACCTACAAGGACATCTTTGATCTTATCCATATTTGTAAGACCAAACTTCTCTTTAAGAGAATTGAATGTCGCATTATAAAAGTACCCAGCAAGCATACCAGCAATGCCACCAATAGGCCCAAGCAGTACTCTGCCTAGCGTGCCTGTAATCGCAGGAATGAGACCAGACCAATCACCAGTCTGAATACCAGTTATTACACTGGAAATCCATGTAGCTACAAGACCCACCGTAGTAGCCGTATTAAACAGTGCCTGCCCGGCGGTTGCACCGCCAAGTGCAGCCTGAAGTGCCTTAAAGACAGTAGGTGCTGCAGCACTTAGTGTGCCTGCAATAGCAGGGCTGCGTAATGCAGCACCGAGCACTGCCGCAATGCCACCGCCAATCAGACCTGCGTATTTCGCGCCAGTGGTTAAATTGAGTTTATCAGCAAGGATAGACCAAAACTCACCAGCGAACGTACCCAGAGCGCCACCAATAACTGCCCCAACAGGGCCACCAATAAGACCGCCAATAATAGCACCAAGACCAGCGCCAATAGCTGAAGAAATAGCTGCTTCTTCTTTCTTTGCTCCTTCAAGACCAAATGCCTCCGCGATTTTCTCCCAGAACAAACCGCCAAAGTATCCGGCCAAAGCAATAAGCACAGCAGCAATTGGCCCTAGGCCTGTCAGGTATGCAAGCAAGCCTAGGAAGCCACCGAGTAGACCACCAGCAATTGCTGCATGCCATTTATCGTTAATACCGATTAAATCAGCAAGCTTACTCCAGAAGTAACCAACAACGCCTCCGGCAAGAGCACCGATAGCAGCGCCAAGTTGCCCACCAATCAGTGCACCAAGGAGTGCACCAAGGCCTGCTCCAGAAAGGATACCGGGAAGAGCATCCTTAAACTTATCCCAGAGACCTTTGATTGTATCCTTAAGCTTATCAAGCTGCTTCTCAAAAGCACCTCCAATAAGCTTTTGAAAGTCTGGGAGCATACTCTCGCCATCAAGATTTCCCCAGTCACCCCAGTCATCGGGTATAGTCCAGTCAGGCGTTTCAACCTCATCCTGACCAGTCTGATCATCCTGTGTAAGCCTGAAAACTTCATCAAAGGAAAGAAGATCTTTTTGAGCCTTCTTACCTTTCTTTGCAGCCTTATCAGCCGCATCACCAGTAGCATCAAGAGCATCCTTTGTTTGATCGAGACGCTCATTAAATTTTTCAATGTCAGAAGTACGCTGCTTAGTTTCTGGAAGGAGCTGCTCACCAGGATCAATGCCATTCCATTTAGTTAGCTTAGTAAAGAAGTCTCTAATCTGCTGACCAGCCTTTGAATGTGCAAGGCCAAGGGCAGCAACTGCCCCAGTAAGAATCATGATACCTGCAATAAGCGGGTGTGAAGAGATCATTACAGCAAGAACGCCAAGTGCCTTAGCACAAAGCATAATCAAGCTTGTAATTGGTTTGAGTATCATAGCGCCCAATGCAGCAGTACGGAAAGCAATCCAGGCAGCAGCATTAAAGGTAAGCAGATATGCAAGAGCAGTCATAAGTGGCTTACACTGTGTAAGCTCGCGAATTATAAGAGACAGGATCTGACCAATGTTTACGAGCACAGGACCAACTGTATTGAATACACGAACAAAGCCTTCAAGAAGGCCCTTACATACAAACAGTGCAGTCTTAAGCTGGTAACCAATAATCTGACCAAGCTCCTTAATAATAGCTACAAACTGCCTGAACTCAGCCTGCATCTGCTTATCAGGAACTAAGTACTCAAAGACACCACCAAGACCCTTAAGGTCGGCGATCTCCCGTATTTTATTGATAAACTCGTCAAGCATGTGCGTGACGGTTCTTATTTTCTGATATAGCGGATCAAAGAAGCCCTGCATCATCATGAGTAGGTTGTCCTTTATATTGGACCACATACCTTTCATGGTTTTAGCAGAGTCTTTGGTCATACCTGCAAAACGTTCGTGAATACCATCTACAAGCGCATTGATAGCAACGCTAGCAGGAATACCTTGTTTACCAAGGTTCTGCATAGCTTCATCAGTGAGTTGTAGCTTTTCACGAAGAATGTCATAAGCAGGAATGCCTGCCTCAGCAAGCTGTCGGACCTCTTCTGCCTTAAGAGTTCCCTTAGTGTAGATCTGGCCAAGTGCACGGGAGATAGACTCAATCTTTGATGGATCACCTTGCATTGTAGCTGCATCGAGAACTCCTTGCATAACGTACATGACGTTCTTATATTCAATGCCGTATGCAAGGAGCCTCTGTGCTGCCTTGGAAGAATCAGAAAAGGAGAAAGGTGAAACAGCAGAGAAGTCTTTCAGTACATTAACGAACTCAGCAGCGAGATCAGTACTTCCAAACAACTGTGAAAAGGCAAGCTGTGTATATTCAAGTTCAGTACAAAACTCTTTTACAGCATCAGTGGCGTTACGAATGGCATTAAGACCAGAGTAGAATACCTTAGAAACCATAATACCGCCGACGATACGAGAAAAGTCCTTGAACTGGAATTTAGCCTTCTTGGTCGGATCAATAAGGCCATCTGTGATACGCCCGTTGATCGTCTGACCAAAGGTGGCAATTCTATTGGTGGCACGCTTCAAAGCAGCAGTTAAGCCGCTATCATCGCCGTTTATATTAACAATAACGGTACCAGCATCTGCCATCATACGCCACCTCCTTTCTTACCAGCCAGGAATTTGATCAATGAATATTTGCCCTGCAGGAGACGTTGTTCTCCATGGAGCACCCTTTTGTTTGCTACTTCGATTTTTCAATCGCTCCAGGTCATAGTGTACGGTTAGTAGTGCAAACATCTTTCTTGGAGTCATTAACCATACTTCTTCTTCGTGTCTGTTCAGCCATACTGTCCCCGCATATATGATAAAAGGCCAGTCCCAGCCGTCTTGATTTGGCCGGCGGCTGGCCTCGTTATCATCGGGGTCGGTCAGTTTGGGCTTCCTTCCTTATTCACCTTTCCAGGAAGTCCGGCTGCATTGCGGGCAGCAAGAGCCTGCGCCTGAGGATCTACAGGCATGTCACCATCGAGAGCATTTCCAAGCTTCTCGATCATCTCCTGCATGTAGTTCAGATCGATGAGATCACCGACCATACGCTCAGTCAGCTCCTCATCCTCCCAGCAAAGACCTGCCCAGAGTACGAACCGAAGAGCTGCCACGCTGTTCTCTTGCTCCACCTTATTGAATGCGGCTTCGACTGAGCCATACTTATCTTCAAGCTCTGCCAAGGCGTTCAGCGTGAACCTGAGATGCCTCTCCTTACCGTCCATAAGGACGAGAGGAACGGATTTCGACTTAACATCTTTTACGTTCATGTTATCCTCCTATGGATGCCCGCGGCGAATTTGCCACGCCGCGGGCCATTATGTGATGTGTTCTCTTGCGTTGATTAAGGCTCAACGACGGCTTCGAACCACTTAGTGATAACGGTTGCCGCATCATCGTCATCTTCGTCAGCCTCGATCTTCCAGGCCTGATTCTTGTTGGTCTGCAGGAACTGACCATTGATCGTGTCAGTCTGGAAGTTGATCGAGTCACCCTTAGTCTCGTTCTGGTCTTCCAGATCCTGGAACTTGCCCTTGTAGAGCCACACGTAACGGTAGTGTCCGTTGGACTTCAGCGTACGGAAGCCGATGGCCACAAAGGGCGGGACATCCGTAGACTTGGACACCAGCTTGCCATTGGCCTTGGTATGGCCGAGCAGCGTAGCACGCTCCTCGAGGGTGAGCTGAGCCTTGTTGATCTCGACCTCAATGTTGCCGATGGTAGCGGCAGTCTCATAAGGGCCGTCATCCGCGAACAGAGTCTCCTGAGAAGCGTTGGGGTTAATGTTAACCGAGATAACGCCCTTCAGGGGCGAGGGGTTGCCCCAGGATTCTGTATCGCCGTCCGTGCAGATCGCATAATGGAGTTTGTCAACACCAATTCTTACACCTGCCATTTTGTTACCTCCTTGTTCAATAGATAGTAGTTGTGACACCCATGTTGAAGCCATAGACGGCACGATTGTTTTCATCAATCTTGATTTTGAAGGGTGTTTGTCTCAGACTTACTTGTCCCCAGCGTGATTCTGTGAAGTCTACACGCTTGGCTTGGTCCTCAACCTTCAAGACTGAGTATAATGCAATTGCCTTTTCTCTGGCAACATCAGGGTCCTTACTTCTAACGGTGACTTGGACGGAGCGATGAACGACCTCGTCAAAATCAACCGGCGGAGAACCAGAATATTCGTATAGTACGATTACGTCATCTGGCTCCTCAGGGGAAAAATCTCGGAAGCAGTCTTCACCATCGCCTTCTGCTAAATTGTTGGAAACAAAGAACTCGATGATGTCTAGCAAAAGTGGATTATGTGCCATACTGTCTCCTTTCCGTTATTCTAAGCGACGTTTGACCTCTGCTAGGAAGAGCTTAAAGATCGTACCGCCATCTGAAAACTCCCTAAGTGGGTCCTCCAGAAACTTCGCCTTACCCTTGGCATGGTAGGCAGAAAGGTCTTCATGAACTACAACCATATATTCCGACGCTGGGCGTCCAGTCTTTGGGTTAACCGGATCACCGTTGCCACCGTAACCAACGATGCCTCTATAGCGCCAGCTTGATGCTGCAAGCTCAGTTCTTCTTTCAACCTTCCAGAAAGCACTAGATTTTAGTGTACCAGTATCCTCAGGAACCTGCACAATCGTTGCTTCGTAAATTAGCTCACAGGCTACTTCAGTGGCCCACTTAGTGCCTTTGCCGACATTAGTCAAGACACCATTAAGGTTTCTATTGACTGTTTCAACTGAGTCGAAGTTCACATTGCAAACTACTTTCATAAGTATATGACCCTTATATCAACTTTCCCAGCTCTATAGAAGCTGTTAATCGAAATAATTGGCCATTCTGAACCCTCGAATATGATCAGGTCACGAACATCAACTTCAGTGCTGCCGTCGACATACAGCTGATGTGAGGATATAACCTCAGCACCTTTAGAATTTTTAGTCAAGACAATCTTTGCCTCTGGATAGCACTTCTTGTCTTGAGGTTCGCCGTATTGAGCAGCCCCAGTACCGGAACGCTTTATAAACGGCTTTAATTGATATGGGATGTCAATCCACGGCTTAAGGCTTGAATACATGCTCTTCCCTCCTCTGCTTGTACCGAACTACAGGAGGATTATTATCCATGCCCTTCATGAAGATCTTCGGACTAGCATAGTGCGGAAGAGACAGACCAGCGGAGACAAGTTTCTGCTTGTACTCTTCAGCCTTTCTTGCAAAGTAATCTAGCCTCTTGGTCGGGTCTTCCATCTGAGGCCCGAGGGAACGCTTAATGTCTCTTGCAAAGATTGTAGCTGCCTGACTAAAGAGCAAATAGAGAACTTTGTTCTCGTTGTCTCCGGCCTCATCAGCAAGAAACTGAATTTCCTCATTCTGCATGATAGGTGCCTCAGGATCTGTGTCACCAATCAGGAAACGGTACTTATCAATAAGGCTTGCCGTGGGATCTCCAGAGTAGCTCCAAGACATAGGCAACCTCCTTATTCAGAAACTTTAGCTGTCTGAACCTTCGCCGGCTGGGCAACCTTTGCAGGCTGTGCAACCTTGGCGACCTTAGGAGTTTCCGTCTTTGGAGCTTCTTTGGCCGGTTCAGGCTCCTCAGCTTTCTTCGCAGGAGTTGCTGCAGGCTTTTCAGTGCTTGTAGCAGCATTGATGGCCGGAAGATCTACAGCAAACTTTTGCTTGAAGTAAACCTTCATAGACTCGTAGTTCTGCTCCGTAACTTCGATAATCTTGCGGTCAACAAGTTTGCTCTTGAAACCCTTCACCCAAGTGACGTCTTTGACAACGTCACCGGGGGTGAAGCATTTACCGAAGCACTTGAACGGGCGTCTTACGACGTACATTACTGGACTATGTCCTTGAAGAACACGCCAAGATCGGAGCAGATCTTCTTGGCATCAAACGCGATCTCACCTTCTATACGCTCAGTACCAAGACCGAGAATATCCATAGGCAAGCGCACGATACGGTTGCCATAACTGCCTGAACCATCAAGGCCAGTCCATGCAAAGATGTAGCCAGCGGAAGGCTTACGCAGGGCAGGAGCCGGATTCGCATAGCAGAGCATCGCATGCTTGCCCATGATGAAGTTAGTATTCTCAGTGGCACCCTTAACAGCGTTGTTCACAACACCCCAGGCAACAAGAACCCTATCAACCTCAAATAGGGTTGCGAGCAGGTCAGCCGTAACGATACCCTTCTGTGTATATTTGATACGATCGAGGATATCCTCATGGTTCTTCAGAGCATTGAAAACGAATGGAGAAAGAACCAAAGTATTCGGACGATAGCCTGTTTCAGAAGCCATCTGGACTGAAGCGCCAGTGACATCGCCGATAGGATCAGAAGCAGGATTGTTCCAGAAAACCTTGGTACCGGTGCCGGCAGACGCAGCGCCAGCATACTCAGTGTCCCAGACGCCAGTCTTGAAGAACTTGGAAGCCCATTCCATCTCGCGACGGATCAGCATCTTCTGGGAAACGAAATCGGTGGCATCGCGATCGGCATCCAGGGGCTCATCGTAGTTCGCACGTGCCTCAGGCGTGACATCCGTATGGAAGGCATGCTTGCGGCAGTAGTACGGATCCTGAGCCTCAACACCATAGTCGCCACCGGCGGACTCAGTAGCAGCACCACGCTCACGCGCTTCATCACGCATGAAGTCAGCTTTGCTGTACTGGTAGTATACATCGGACTGGCGCTTCACCGGAACGATCGGGAAGACCTTATCGGCAATAAACGCAGTCGCATCCTGCATATAGGCGACAGAGATATTGGTCATTGCTCTGTCGATATGCGCATTCTGCATAGTAGGCATATTTTGTACCTCCTTTATCTACAAATTGGTTTGGATTAGCTGGACACCTTGGCGGTGATAAACTCACCGGCCGCAGTGGCCCCGGTCATGGCAACGAAACCGGCTTCACCGGTCACAGCCTTGCCATCGGCATTGGCAGTAACGAAAGCACCGGTAGTGATTGCACCGCCAGCCTCAACGATGACGATACCATCAGCGATCTCGAGGACTTCGCCATCGGCTGCCTGGTTCATCGAAACACCGATGATTGCATCACCGGCACCAGCCTGCACACCCTCGCCATCAGAGTTGATCTTTACGAAACGGTGACGAGCCACGTCTGCACCGGCAGGAAGAGAGAACCGCAGATTGGGAATTTCATACGCACTGGTAATCATTAGTTGGCACCTCCTTCAAGATATTCCCGGTACAGGTCCGGGTTTTCACGTATCACCTCGGACACGGCTTTTGCTTTGGTGATGTTCTTGCTCTTGGCAAGCTCGACCGCCTTGGCGTCGATCTTTGCCCAGGCGTCATTAGCATCGGCGGACCCAGTAGAATTCTGGGCGCTCTTGCCGACCTCACCGAGGACGGTGCCCTCGATGGCCGTGTTAATGACAGTGAGAAGCTCAATCAGCTCGGGTGTGGCTGTCTTAAGGATCCCAACCAGCTTTTCCTTTTCGACGGGAATAGCCTTGAGGGACTCAGCCTTCGCAACAGCCTCAGCCTCCGCAGCAGCTTCTTTGGATTTTCGGAGCTCACTCTCAGCGGCTTCCTTCTGAGTCTTCAGGGTGGCCAGGTAATCCTGAACCTCCTTCGGCATGCTCTTGAAGGTTTCCGTCTGATCGAAACTCGCATTGCCAGACCCCTTAGAGTCCTTGGTGGCAGCCTCACGCTTTGCCTTGCATTCAGGACAATCACAGCCGTCAGGATGGGGCTTGTGGTCCTCCTTCATGTCGTCCAGGGCCTTCTGGGCATCCGCAAGCGACTTCTGAGTAGTCTCCAGTTCAGCCTTCGCATCATCACGTTCCTTCGTGATCGCTGCGACGCTGTCCTGTGCCTCCTTCAAAGACGCAGCAGAAGCATCCATAGCATCCTGGATGAGTTTGGCATGCTCAGGCTTCATCTTGCTTAAGACTTCCTTAACATCCATACTGCTTTGCTCCTTTCTTTTGAATAGTTCTATGAAGGCCTCAGAATTGGCTCCTTCATCACATAAGTCGACCCGATCAATCACCAGGTCCTCGAGTAGAGTAGACATCTGCTCACCCCCTAATTATATTATATGAAAATTGGATGATAGTTAGGGCTGTATTGGTACACGTTTCCCGTGCCCTTGGATAGAAAACATGCGGTAATGCCCTGATTTGACCCTCTCAAAGACCGCCGGATCTTCTATCTTTACGGTTATAAACCAGCCCTCAGGCACAATGCCTTCTGGTATACCAAGGGCAGCCTGCTTATCCTTGGTAAGAACAATTGACTCGACAACTGTACCCTTGCTGCTGCCACGGTGCATTTCACCACTCTCACGATAGTGAAGCATAAAGTCGATTGCAGCCTTCTCAAGGACCTCAGGACGAATAATATCACCCTGCCAGTCAAGCGGAATTGTACCATCAGCATTTCTTGCAACATTAGCCCAACCAGAAACAAGTCCCTGATCAGACGTTTTCTCAATGGAGACATTTATCTTAATACCCTCATCAAGATACGGATTTTCATCCATGTAAACACTATCCATATTAACCTCCTGTATATGCCATATCTGTCTGCTCAAAATCATTCTCGGCAGTATCATCAGGTGTAACAGTTCCATCAGCCGTACTAGGCAAACCGTTAGGCTGTGTAGAAGTACCTACAGGATCGTCATGCTGCGTGGGCGCGTCATCTTTGTGCTCGACCTGTGGCATATAGATAGCTTCAAACGTTTCTTTGTCAAGCTTAGGCATACCCATAATATGACGCAGATAGTTCATAAGCTTCTGATCGCCAGAAATGTTGGCCCCCATAGCACGCAGAATAAGGGCAACCTCCTTAAGAGACGGAGTATTGATCTGTCCAGGCACAATCTGAGGAAGCTCTTTAAGGCCACGGAAAGTATTATACCTGAACAACTCCGGAACTGCTTTGCTATTAAACTCATCAGCGATGTTCTGCACCTGTGCCTGCAGAGAAGCAGCAAGCATGGACTGCTTAGTATCTGCAAGGGCAAAGGAACCAGACTTTTGGCCAATAAGGATAATATCAGAAAGCATCGTAATTGCAATGCGGTTATCATAGCGATCAACGGTATCACTAATATTGATCTGCCTACCAGACGGAGAGCTCAAAAGTTTGAGGTCCCAACCAAACGGAAGAAGAACGCCCTCGTTGCTGTCACGACGAACGGATGCCACAAGCTCTTCAGCTTGACCACGAAGCTTAACCATCTGAGGATCGTCATCATTCCACAGGTCAAGCTGCTCTGGAGCCTGAAGAACAGGAAAACCAGCAAGGTCACGTTCAATACCGATACCCTCAATCTCTTCAAAGTGCTTTTTGAAGAACCATGGACGATAGGCATTGCGCAGCAAAGAACGACCCTCAGGGTTTTCACGATTTGACTTTGTAAGGAACAGCAAGCCCTTATCGATTGGGATACGCCTAACCTTATAGTCAGGGGCAGCCTGCTGAAGGAAAGCTGTTACCTCATTTGTCTCATCATTAAATTCCCACTGGTACAAAGTCTGTTGGGACCTCACAGGCAGCTTCCTCCAGCCAATACGACCATCAGTGTAGCGGCTATGATACCGAGGGTTGCGCTCATTAGGTCCTCGACGAACTTTATACACAATCTCATGAAAGCTGAAACCGTACGTGAGCATGCTGAGGATTTCACAGATTGTATTGTCCCATGACATTTCCTTGT